ATGACAAGGGGATCGTCTGAACGGCGTTTTGTGTTGCAAGCCGATGGCTTGCCCGATCTTGCGTTATTGATGTTGATTACAATTGAGGCGTTGAAGGCAAATGGCGGGTCGGCAACGATACAGGAAATCGTTGATTATGTGATTGAACATGAAGGGGTAACGGAAGATGAACAATCCTATTTGATGCCCAATGGTCGTGATCGACGCTTGAATTATTATCTGTCTTGGGCACGAACCTATTTAAAACGTGGCGAGGCGGTTGAAAATTCTGCGCGTGGGGTCTGGGCCATCACCGAATTGGGCGAAGATATTTCGACCCTTGATCAGACGCAAGATATTCAATCGCGCGTTAATCACGAAGAACGTAATCGGGCGAAAAATAAACGGCGCAATGATAAAGGGGCATCCCGTTCCAAACGCAGCAATAGCAATACGGATCGTCATAAATCCTATAATGATGAGGAAAACGAGGAAGCGTGGCGCGATGCCCTGCTGGCTCAGGTGCAAAAAATGACACCGGACGGCTTTGAACGCCTGTCCCAACGTTTGTTGCGAGAGGCCGGCTTTGTCAAAGTCGAAGTGCGCGGTAAAACCGGGGACGGCGGGATTGATGGTGTTGGTATTCTGCGCGTTAATCTCGTGACTTTTCAGGTTTATTTCCAATGTAAAAAATGGGCAAGCAGTGTCGGGGCCAAGGAAATCCGGGATTTTCGCGGGGCGTTGCAGGGCAGGGCCGATAAAGGCCTATTCATCACCACCAGCAGTTTTACAAAACAGGCATCGGACGAAGCAACGCGCGACGGGGCCATTGCAATTGATCTGATTGACGGGCAACGCCTGTGTGAATTGTTGAAACATTATGAACTGGGTGTCAAAACTGAACAGGTTGAACGGGTAACGATCCACACAGATTGGTTTACAGAGATATAAAAGTTTTGCAGGTAGGGTAATTAAAAATGACAAAAATAGTTCCGTCCGTTTCGGTGAATTATGCCTGTAACGGTGCATCCAAAAAATCAAACGAACTGGGCATGCGTGTCATGCAGGAACGCGCCTATGAAAAACGTGGTGAACAATATCTGCTGATTAAATCGCCGCCCGCATCGGGTAAAAGCCGGGCATTGATGTTTATTGCGCTGGATAAGCTGAATAATCAAGGCATTAAAAAAGCTATTATTGCGGTGCCGGAAAAATCGATTGGCTCTAGCTTTAATGATGAACCTTTGACCGAATTCGGTTTTTATTGGGACTGGAATGTTGTCCCTAAATGGAACCTTTGTAATGCACCGGGTGAAGATGGCAGCAAGCGAAAAGCAGTGAAATCCTTTTTGGAAAGTGATGATCAAATTCTTGTTTGCCCGCACGCCACATTTCGTTTTGCCGTCGATGAATATGGTATCGAAGCCTTTGACGATTGTGTACTGGCAATCGATGAATTTCACCATGTAAGCCACAGTGAAGATAACCGTCTTGGGCAACATCTTAAAAACTTTATCGCGCGTGATAAGGTACATATCGTTGCCATGACCGGTTCCTATTTCCGTGGGGATGCAGAGGCCGTTTTGTCCCCGGAAGATGAAGCCCGGTTTGATACGGTCACATACACGTACTATGAACAGCTAAACGGCTATGATTATCTGAAAAAGCTGGATATTGGGTATTATTTTTACAGTGGGTCTTACGCCGATGATATTTTGTCGGTATTAGACCCGACTGAAAAAACAATCATTCATATCCCCAATGTCAATTCGCGTGAAAGTACCAAGGATAAGTTCAAGGAAGTTGAACATATTATTGAAGAACTTGGCACGTGGGAAGGTACAGACCCGACAACGGGATTCCAGCTTGTACGCACAAGTGAAGGCAAGCTGTTGAAGGTTGCCGATTTGGTAGATCCAGACACCAACAAACGCGATAAAGTTTCTGCTGCCCTTAAATTGCCGGAAGCCAAAAACAACCGTGAGCATGTGGATATTATTATCGCGCTCGGTATGGCAAAAGAAGGCTTTGACTGGATATGGTGCGAACATGCTTTAACCGTTGGCTACCGCGCAAGTTTGACAGAAATTATTCAAATTATTGGGCGTGCAACACGCGACGCAGAAGGCAAAACGCACGCACGCTTTACAAACCTGATTGCGGAGCCTGATGCAGCGGAAGAAGCTGTAACAGACGCGGTAAACGATACACTTAAAGCTATTGCTGCCAGCTTGCTTATGGAACAAGTGCTTGCGCCCAAATTCAACTTTAGACCCAAGAAACCGGATAATCAGCCGTTAGATGATTTTAATTATGGGGAAGGGGGGTATGATCCGCATAAAGAAAACATTGGTTTCAATGAACAGACCGGTCAGTTTGAAATTGAACTCAAAGGCGTTGCGGTGCCCAAGAGTGATGCTGCAAAACGAATATGTCAGGAAGATATAAACGAGGTCATTACAGCTTTTGTGCAAGATAAACCAGCGCTGGAAAAGGGCTTGTTTGATGATGAAATGGTGCCGGAAGAATTAACCCAAGTTCGTATGGGGAAAATCGTAAAAGACAAGTACCCTGAACTCAATGAAGATGACCGCGAAGCCGTGCGCCAACATGCCATAGCTGCGTTGAATTTGACGCAAAAAGCAAAAGAAGTTGCTGCCAGCATGGACCGTGGGGAAACTGTGGGCGGAAATACGGCCTTGATTGACGGTGTACGACAATTTGCAATGGATGTGCGCGAACTGGATATCGATTTGATTGACCGCATTAATCCATTTGGGGAAGCCTATGCCATTCTTGCAAAAACAATGAGCGAGGACAGCTTGAAACAAGTTGCAGCTATTATTGCCGCCAAACGTACCAAACTGTCACCGGACGAAGCCAAGGAATTGGCGATCCGGGCATTTAAGTTTAAGAAAGAACGCAGTCGTTTGCCGTCGATAACATCTGATGATCCGTGGGAAAAGAAAATGGCAGAAGGGGCAGAAGCCTTCCTTAGATACAAAGAGGAAGGTCGCTATGAGTGAGATAGACCTTGATGATCTTGCAGGTGAATTAGCCGATCTTGCCAAACCTAAAAAAGTTAAAAAAGCCGACCCGCGCACGGAACGCATTATTGCCGGTTTTGAAGAAATACAAAAGTTTGTGGAAGAAAATGGACGTGTGCCACAAACCAGTGCGGATAAGGACATTTTTGAGCGCATTTATGCTGTGCGCTTGGAACAAATCCGCAAACAGGATGATTGCCGTGAAATTGTCCAGGAATTCGATCATCAAGGCTTGTTGGCCGGTTCGGGGCACGACGATGATGAAGGAAGTGACATATCAGAAGATGAACTTTTAGCAGAGCTGGAAGGTTTATCCACAAACAATGATGTGCGAAAACTGAAGCACGTTAAACCGCGTGCTGAAGTAAGGGCAGCGGAACAAATTGCAAACCGTGAACGCTGCCCTGATTTTGATAAATTCAAACCAGTATTTGAAACAGTTCAGCAAGAGCTGGAAAACGGTATGCGTGAAACGCGCCCCTATCAAGATGATGGAACTGTTGAACACGGTAATTTCTTTATTCTATCAGGGCAAAAAGTTTTTATTGCCAGCGTAGGGGAAGAATTCATCAATGATTTTGGTCATAAAGACGTTCGTGTTCGTGCAATATATGACAACGGGACGCAACAGGATATCCTTCGCCGGTCGTTGCAACGCGCCTTAAACAAAGATGAAACCGGTAGACGCATTACCGACCCTGTTGCAGGGCCTTTATTTACTGGTGAAAAAGGTGAAGGCGATACGGCAAGTGGAACGATCTATGTTTTGCGTAGCAATGCAGATATCGACTACGTAAAAGAGAACAGAGAGATTCTGCATAAGATTGGGGTCACCGGTGGGGATGTTAAAAAACGTATCGCCAATGCAGAACATGATGCAACTTACCTGTTAGCAGGTGTTGAGGTCGTCGCGACATATGAACTCTATAATATTAACCGCAATAAGCTCGAAAAGCTAATTCACCGGTTTTTTGAAAATGCTCGCGTAGATTTTCAAATAAAAGATCGCTTTGGAAAGCCTGTCAATCCTCGGGAATGGTTTCTCGTGCCTTTGGATGCAATTGACCAAATGGTTGAAAAATTGAAAGATGGAACGTTAAGTGCATACAAATATGATGTAGAACAAGCGCAACTTATTAAAGATTAGAAGGTTTTAATATGTTATACTTACCTAATGATTTCGTTGAAAAATTGAGGTGAGTTCATGGGGGGTATGGGGTCTGGTTCTTATTACCGTTGGGGTTCAAAGCAAACGGTGGAAGATGGCTTAAGTCTCAATATCAATAAACTAATTCGCGACGGAAGTGTAAGGCAAGGGATCGCTTGGCAAGGGACACTTGTTTGGTCAAATACTCGCACCGGGGAAAAGATTGCATCTATCGGCTACGAAGCGAACCTTATAAAAACTGACAATGCCTATATGCGTTTGCATTATAATCACAACAACAAGCCCCAAGACTACAAAGTGCGCTTAACGACCACACAGCCAAATTTTGGTGGGCTGCGCTGGTGGTTTATTTGCCCCGTAAGTGGTCAAAGGGTAGGGAAGCTCTATAGTCCACCCGGACAGCCTTTATTCGCTTCTAGGAAGGTCTTTAAACTTGCCTATCAAAGCCAACGTGAACACAAACCCCAGCGCCTCTTGGATAAGGCCTATAAATTGCGTCGTCGGTTAGGGCAAACAAATAGAGGGGAATATCCCATTCCATGCAAACCTAAAGGAATGCATTGGAAAACATATTCAAAGATTAACCGAGAAATAGAGGCATTGGAGAAACAGGGCTGGGAAAGCGCGGCTCGCTTATTTGGCTTTATCTAGCGGGGTTATTTGGTGAAACTCTATTTTCACTGGTGGGGTAGAAAGTGGGGTAGGAAAATAAAAACCCTCGGAAACGCGCGGTTTCCAAGGGTTTGTGGCGGATGGCTAGGGATTCAAATGTAAAAATGTTACTTCTTAATATATTGATTTAATTGAATTATTAAAATTGATGTGTCCCGTTTTGTGTCCCGTTTTGTGTCCCGAGGGATTCAATATTTTTAGCCATATTTATGGCCTCCATCAACATTATATCATCGCTTTGTCTGGCGTCATATTCTTGTTTCAATCTTTTGAAAATAGGCAAGTACGCCCGTCCGTGCAATTTGACAATTGCAGCCGCAACGCCAAGAGCCTCTTCAAGCTCTTGCATAGATACGTTTTGGCTGCAATTATCAATCATTGTTTAAAGACCGAGTTTATGAACAGGGTTGTTTTCGTCAAACGAATTCACGTCGTCGATATAGCCCTGCGTCGTATCAGTATTTTTGTGTCGAAGGTGGCGAGATACCCGAATAAGGGATGCGCCGGATTTGGCAGCTTCCGTTGCGCACCCTCGGCGTAAGGAATGGCCAGCTACATTTTGCGGATCAATCCCAACGGTTTCAGCCAGTGCTTTGATGATCCGGGCAATGGTCGCGCCGCTTATGCCGCGTTTGGTGATGGTGTAGCCAAACGGGGAAGGTGCTAGGGATCGGAAAATAGGCCCGGTCTTTACGCCGGACAGTGTTAGCCAATCGAATAATGCGCGGATCGGGCAGGTTTCTTTATGTGCGCCCCACGGAATATAAACGGTTTGTCCTTCGCCGGTCGTGTCTGTTTTTGCCTTGCGAATGGTAATTTTAATTCCGTCGTCTGTTGGTGCAATATCTTCGAATTCCAGATTGGAAATCTCACTCCGCCGCATGGCACCTGCAAAGCCGACTAAAATAAAAGCCTTGTTACGTTTTGAAATCAGTGTGTCGGGCAGGTTGATAACCATGCGGGTCACTTCTTCGGTGGTCAATGCATGTTTGCGTTTTGGTTTGGTGCCAAATTCCCGGCGTAGCTTTTTTATAAGCAGCTTTATCTTTGGTGTATCCGCTGGGGATGCCATGTTGTTTATTGCGTGGAATTTGTGAATTGCGTTTTTGTGATGGATGATCGTATCCACGCACCGCCCTTTCTCTTGCAGTGCCTTTAAGTATGCCTCAACAGTTTCGACTGAGGCGGGAAGGGCATCGCGTTCCCATATATTGCAATATGCGGTGAATACCCGGAAATCCGACTGATAACCTTCCCAAGTTGAATCTGAGATTTCACCGCCCGGTAAGCTTTCCGCACGCTCTAACAGGTCGTCAAAATTTAGTTTTTCTGAATGTAACATTTTGTCCTCCTGTTGCTTGGTAAATTGACTAATTAAAGGCATTGGTTATTGAGCGTGGTTTGTGGTGTTTAAGGGTTACTATTCGGCTGCTGCAACCTGGTTGATTGCTTCATCCATGTTTGCAGAAACAAGCGCGCAAGACATAACTGGTGAAACAGAATTGCCGCACATGCGGACTTGTGCCGTCTTTGTCATTGGCTTGCCGTTAAATTCTGGATCAATGATGTAAGTGTCTTTGAAGCCTTGAGCGCGGAACAACTCGCGCGGTTGAAGCATGCGCATGCCGATATCTACGATCTGGTAATCTTCGCCCTCGATTGTAACGAGGCCAAAGCGATCTTTGGTAGTTACTGAGTGCATCGGATCGTTAAGGTCTGCACCTTCGCCGGTGCCGTAGTACTTCATTAGGAATGCACGGACTTCCCCAAGATGCAAGCCGCCAGCGGACACGGTGTGAAGAGGTTCATTTATTGGGTGCCCGATATTGGTGCCACGCAATTTAACCATATGCGATGTGACGACTTGGTTTTGCGTTCCTCTTGTTGTCGTTGTCGGCGCGGGGCGATCGATGGGCACTCCAACAACCCCGCCGTAATGCTTTGCCATAAAGGCAGATACAAGGGCAGTCTTTCCGCCGCCCCCTGCTGTGATAGTGCCCACTGGTTCTGCTGCGTCTGACCCAACGCTTTTGCCGTACTGGCGCTGCAAATGTGGGGCAACAAGCAAATGCTCCGCCTTGCTCGTCACTGTGCTAATAGGCTCGTCCATGCCTTTGCCGCGATGACCCGTTGATCCATTTTGACAAATGCGCCCAACGAAAGGCGTCACAATAGCGTGACGGTTTTCGGTGGTTTGCGTCTTTAATGGCTCATTAATAGAACCGCCGCGAAAATCGGCATCTTTTTTGGGGCCGTAATAGCTGACAATGAATGGCTGAGGGTTATCAATTACAAACTTTTTCAATCCCTTTGCGATGCGCTTGAGTGTGTTTTCAGCAAGGGGCTTGCTGCGTTCGAAGATTGAAGGGCAAGGAATTGACCAATCAATGCATTCGGCTGCTGTGCGATACGGTTTCAATCCCTCGCCATGTGTCGGTTTGGGCCAAGCAATCTTTTTCCCGTCGCAGCGCGCAATTACAAAAAGTCGCTTGCGAATAGTAGGCGCACCATAGTCACATGCGCGAAGTTCTTTCCATTCTACCTTGTAGCCTTCACCACGTAGCGCGCTTACCCATTCTTTCCACGTTTCGCCAGCACGTTCCTTGATGGCCTGATTTGTAAGCCGGCACATTGGACCCCAAGTTCGGAACTCCTCAACGTTTTCCAGCATAATCACTGTTGGTTTGACCAGTTTTGCCCAATGCACAACAACCCATGCCAGGTCGCGGATATTCTTCTTGATGGGTGTCCCGCCTTTGGCTTTTGAGAAGTGTTTGCAGTCTGGTGAAAACCACGCAAGATCAACAGGTCCACCGCCACAGTCGCGAACCACGTCACGCGGATCAACCTGCCAAATGTTTTGGCAATAATGGCGGGTGTTAGGGTGGTTGGCTGCATGCATAGTAACAGCCTCTTGATCATGGTTGATGGCTGCATCAGGTGAGCGGCCCAAGGCCCATTCAAGGCCAAGAGAAGCACCGCCACCCCCGGCAAAGTTATCGATGATTAATCCCATGTGGTTTCCTCCTGTAGCCGTTTGCGGCTTCTCCTTACAATTTGAGTAGGTCATCCCGTAGGGAATGAATTTCGTTAATGTCTGGGCGATAGTTCATTCCCGGCGTGATAAGGGCTGTCAGTAGTTTGAACGCTTTCATTTCACGGTCTTGGTCATACTCGCTGTGAGCTTCATTAATGACCTTTTCGACATTGGATAAAAACTTGTAGAGCATGGTTTTGTTCTTAGCGAAAAACACAGTCAGGCTGTCTATTTCCGTCAATGCCATAGCCAGTTCAATACGCTGCGTTTCCGTGAGGTTGTCGTTGTCCAGCACATCCTTTAGGCGGTATTTGATCTGTTCAAAAAGTTCCACTGGTTTCTCCTTACTCTGCGGCCTGTGGTTCTTGTTTGGGGACGTAGAGGAAATCAAGAATGGCGTTGTACCAGTCTAAATCCTCAAATTCGGTGCTGCTTTCCGAGAACATTTCATTGCCGTACTTTCCAATAAAACGACCGTTGAAACCTGAATAAATGAACTGGTAGGCCATGCCGTCATGTTCAAAAACGATGGTTACCCAATCACCGCCAGCATCATATTTTCCCGTATCAATAAAGAAGTCTTTCTCCTCACAAAGAGCTTTGATTTCTTCAATTGTTTTTGCGCGTTCAAATTTACGAGGTTGCATAATTGTATCTCCTGTTGATGGACTTCTCAGAAGTCCTTACTGACTAACATTCACACTCAGGGTGAATGCGTTGGTCTCGGGTGATGGGAAACTCACCACACAAATCTCTGATAGTGTTTGTGTATGCGTCTACGTCCCAACCGCCCGGTATCCCTTGCGGTTGGGAGTTTCGAATTGCAGTTGCAATATTGCCTGCAAGGTCTATTACCAATCTAATTTGCTGGGGCGATATCATGGGAAATCCTTACGCCAGTTTTGAGTGATACGGGCAGTGCCCATCTACGAAGCCAGCCAGTAGGGTGATTCCGAACTGATCTGTGGCCTCGTGGTTCCAGCAAGCCGTCTTTCCCAATGCGTTCTCGCAGTGCCAAGCGCATCCGCCGCCGCCATCTTCGCAGTCTGTAAGCGGTGTGCCTTCTTCGGTGTCTTCATTGAAAGTGTGGATATCTGGGTGTCCCATTTGATTGCTTCCTTGTGGATTTCTCTACTGCCTCGACCCCGACAGCCGGACTGGACGGGGTGAGGCGGGGCTTTAGACCGCGAATATGCATTTGAGCCTCCTGTGTGGGAGAAAATCCTCTCTATCTGTAGTCTAGTGCCCCCTTAAGCCCGCCCCTTGACAGGGTGCGGGCTTGGATGAATGGGCACGCTTTATTCATTTTCCGGTTCAAAATATCCCTGTTGCACTTGGACAACGGCGGCGTGGTCTTCTTCCGGCACCTCGTTAAGCGTGGTGATAATCTCGCGTAATTTTGGTGGGATGTTCCCGTTTGAATGTTCAAACGTGATTGTGGTGTAGTTGGGGTTGTTAATATGTCGGTGCAGCATGGGGGTGTCCTTAATCTGCGCAAAAGGCGCACTTTTGTACGCCGGGTAGGGCTTGGCGACGGCCTTCGGGGATGGGGTCGTCGCAGTCTATGCAGGTGGTCGCGGAAGGGCGTTGGCTGGTTGATCTGTCCAGTTGTGCCATTGCCTGTAAAAGATGAAGCCTTTCGACTTCTTGGGCGCGGTCTGCGATATCCATTAGATGGCCTCCCGCGCGGAGGTTTCGTGGGATAGTTCTTTGAACCGGCGAATGAATAGTTTTTTTGCATACCGGGCTGGCAAGGGGTGGATTTTGCCTTCCATTGGGACAACGTTGTCCAAAATTGCCCAGTCTTCGGTGACGTTGGGCATGAGGTCGCGTTTTTCGGTTGCCAGCATGACCAAGTCTGCATGCTTGATAGCGTGCGGGATTTGTTCGGGCAGGCCGAAGTGCGCAAAGATGGCCTTTTCCACGGATTTTTCGATTTCCTTGTAATCGGGCAGCAACGTTTTGAGGGGCATAGAGACATCACCCACATAGGCCTCTGCCGCGTCGTGCATCAAGGCATGCAGGGCGTGTTGCGGATCCACAAGGTACGAGGCCAACACGCTGTGTTGCGCCACGCTGTAAAACTGGTCCGTGTGCCCAGTGAACCGGCAAATTTGCGACAAGGAGTGGGCAATGTCGCCCAGTCGGATTTCAGATTTTGCGGGATGGGCAAAGAAAAACTGCTTCCCCGCATGAGTGCTGACATAAGGCAGTGCAGTCATGGTTGAACCTTTCTTAACAGGCGTTCGATAAAGGAGGCGGGCGCGTACACCCGTTGTTTGCGGCGGCGATGTCGCAAGGCGATCTGCATCGCGCAAGCTTGGTTGTAGGCATCGTCCAACGCGCCATGTGTGTTTTTGCGCCCGGTCAGGTTTTCAACGCGGGTCTTGTCGGAAAATTCCCACTGGATGCAGTCTCGGCTGCATTTGATGCGCCAATAATCATCCCCCCACGGCGGTTTGATGCCGAGTTCGTCACAGGCGTTTTTAAGGATAGGCGCATCGAAATCTTTTCCTTGTAAAAAGATAAAGCGAGGCTTGTGGATTTGGATCAAGTCCCGGGTTCCTTGAATGGCGGCGCGCAGGGCGTGTCCATTACCCGGTGCCGGGTTTGCAATGGGTGTGCCGTCTTTGGCGCGCCAATCCAGTGTGTCTTGTTCGATATGCAGGTGTCGGCGTTTATAGCTGTCTACATAGATATCAAACTGCGCAGCGTGTCCGCTTGCGACCATGCTGTCCAATGATGGCAGCGGGGCGCGCGTGTCAAAAAAGACAATGCCGATTTGATCAAATGCAGCGGTGGGTTTGCGCGATAGCGTTTCAAGGTCCAGTGTTGCGCAGATATCTGGTTGTGTCATGTCTTCGGTCTTTCATCAAAAAGGGTTAAGAGGGCGGCTGGGTGGTTTTGACCCGGATGAGGGCGAACCGGGCCAACGGGCAGGGGAGGTTTGCCGCCCTCTTAGGTGTTGAGCGTCTGGTCATCGTCTTGGCGCTCAACACCTAAGAGGGGTGCTAGTAAATCGGGCTGGCTGGCTTTCTTGCTGTTTGCCCGCCCGATATCGCGGTTTTTCTTCCAAATCTCGCGCAAGTCCGGTTGGGGGATTGGGCAGTCCGTATCCGGTCTGTTTTGGTGACCGTCGGACATGCCCAGTCGGATGGTATGAAAGACCGCTGCCGCCCGGTTGCCCTTGCTGATCAGGCGGGTGATTTCGTGGGCAAGGGCGGTTCGGTCTTCCACGTGGACGTGGCGATTGTGCGGGGTGATCTTCATGCGCAGGCAACCTTTTTGGCGGCGTAATCGACGGGCAGGAAATGAACCATCATATTTAAAAAGGTATCGTATGCTTCCATTCGCCCGATCTGTGGGATGCTGTAGTTCTTCGGTTCGACGGTTGAAGCGATTGGAATGTTGAAATCGCGGATTTCAATCGCAGTGATGTTGTTTTCCGCCTCTGTAATGACCTTTTGCAAGTACGTTGGGACCGGGTAAATCAGGTCAAAACTTGTAAAAATTGCCTTTTTCAAGGCGTTGCGGATTTGGTCGGGCACTGGCGTTTTATGGGACAGTGCATTGGCGAATGCTGCCGGTTGTTGCCCCATGTATGCCTTGTGCGCATCGTGTAACAGGGCGGACAAGGCTAGATTAGGAAACTGTTGCAGGCTGTCTGGATAGTGCTGCGCGATATAGTCCAGCACATACAGGCTGTGTGTGGCGCACGATATCGGTTCCTTATCCAACGGTGTTTGTCCGGCCCAGCGGTTTGTGGTTGCCATGCCAACGCAGATATCGTGGATGGTGATATCGCTGGCTTTTGGGTCCAGTAGGTCTATTTTGCGGCCTGACAGGCTCACGAAATGGCGGGCCGCGGTTTTGGTGGTGTTGATGGTATTCATGCCTCATCCTCCCTATTCTGCCGCCAAGGGCATGTTGTGGGCGTTTACGGTTTCGCTTTCGGCAATGGCGCGCACCACGTCGATCACACGCTTGCGGATAACCGGGTCGGTAAGTTTTGAGAATGTGCGGACAAGATCCAGTGTTTGACGACGGTGCAGCGTCAGATGTTCTTCGGGGATATCGCTTTCGGCGGTTTCGCCTTGATATCCGGGGAAGGCCTCGCGCACACTTGGTGGCATGTCTTGGAAGAAAAAAGAAACCGGCACGTCCATCACGTTGCCAAGCTGCCAAAGCTTGCTGGCGGATACGCGGTTTGCGCCGCGTTCGTATTTTTGGATTTGCTGGAATGTCAAACCGATGCTTTCGCCCAATTTGCCCTGCGTCATCCCCAAAAGAGTACGGCGCAACTTAACGCGTTGCCCGACATGAACGTCAACCGGATGCGCGATATTACTGCCGCGTGTACCGGGAAGGGGGTGTTTGTTGTGTGTCATGGTGGATGTCTCCTTAAAAAAATCAGTCCCTACCGGCGATCCCCCGACAGCCGGACTGGACGGGGGTATCTAAGGAGGTTTTCTTTCTTTGGTATAGTTCGGGCCGAACAGCTTTCGCGCGTGTGATGCGCCCTATATTAATTTTTGGCTTTACCCTTCTGTTTTCACAACGCGGGTGACGGTGTGGCGAATGCGGGGGATGCGGAAGGTGCGCGGGTCCAGTGTACCGTGGATGTTGGCAACGATGGTTGCGCAAACCAGCAACAGTGCGACCCATTCCCAACCGGGAAAATGGGGGTGTCCGGCATCGCTGATGCTGTTGAGTGTGATATCCATCGGGTTAAACCCGGTGTGGTCGGATGGCGCGCAATCGTCAAATGTATCTGCGCAAATATCCGAAGGTGTGGCGAGTGCATGCATGTGTTTTGTCCCTATTCCATGCCAAGTGCAGTTTTGTAAATTTTGAGCAAGGCTTCTTCGTCTTTCACCGTGTTATCGTCTTTGGATCGTAGGGCAACCAAGCGGCGCATGACCTTGTCACTAAATCCGGTTGATTTTGCTTCCTTGTAAATCTCAGCGATATCGCGGGCGATTGTGTCCTTTTCTTCTTCCAGTCGTTCGACACGTTCAATGAGGTTGCGCAGGCGTTGTCCGACTTCTGATTGCAAAATGTCTTCTAGTTGCATGTGTAACTCCATTAACTAAGCAAGACAGTACAAAACGTTTTGTATCGTGTCAATACAAAAAGTATCGTTACAATACGTATTGCGTCGAATATCTTGTTTTGACTGAATTTATTTAATGTTTATCCCTTTTGAGGTGTGCTATGAGTTTTGAAGATGAAGTTGCGGCAATTGCTCAACGTTCACATTCCCAGATTGAAAATATTGAGACAGAAGAAGCAACGAAGATGGCGCTTGTTGCGCCGATGCTTCAGGCGTGGGGATACAACATCTTTGATTTGAATGAGGTGAAGCCTGAATTCACGGCAGATGTCGGTACAAAAAAGGGCGAAAAGGTTGATTATGCAATCTTTATGGATGGATCACCGTCCATTATAATAGAGTGTAAGAAGGTAGGCGAAAGTCTGATCCAGAAGCAGGCAAATCAGCTTTATCGTTATTTCACCGTGACAGATGCAAAGTTTGGGATTCTAACGGATGGGGTGATCTACGAATTCTATTCGGATCTTGATGAAAACAACCGGATGGATAAGCGCCCGTTTTTTGTTTTCAATCTTCATCAATATTCTGATGCGGACATCCGTGAATTAAAGAAATTCAGAAAGCAATCCTATGTTGAAGATGATATTTTATCGTCGGCACATAATTTAAAATATGCCAGACTGATTGATGTTGTTTTGCAACAAGAGTTTGAAAACCCAAGCGAAGAATTAACAAGATTGATCGGCGGTAAGGCCTATGAAGGCAGATTTACGGCAACGGTGATGGAGTGGATGCAGCCACTTTTGAAAGAGGCGTTTAACCGGGTGATCCGTGCGCGTGTTCGTGCCAACCTGGAATCCGCCCTTGATGGTGAGAATGAGGCGGAAGTCGCAGATCAAGAAGTGATGGAAGACACAAACGATAATGGCATCGTGACAACGGAGCAAGAAATCGAAGCTTATAACATCGTTCGCGCAATTCTTTCCGAGGTCATTCCTGTTTCTTCTGTTGTGATGCGTGATGCGAAGTCCTATTGCGCAATTCTTTTTGAAGACAACAACCGGAAACCGATTATTCGTCTATATCTGGATGGTAAGCAATGGCGGATTGGTATATTTAAAGAAAAGAACGAGACGCGCCATGATGTTGATGGTGTGACGGATATCTTTAAGTTTTCAGATGCTTTGAAAGCAACCGTTTCTGAATATCTATAATCGTACAGGGGGAGTGTCAAAGGCCTTTGTTAAAAAAGCAAGATTTTGACACTCCTTAAATTTTTCTGATAAGTCCGACCACGCGGCCTATTATGGTGTGGTCTTCGAGCGGCCATTTTTCTGGTGAGTATTTTGTATTGTCAGAGATCACACGAATTAAAGGCGGTTCTGACCCGTGTATGGGTTGGATTGATTTTACGGATACGCCATAACTGTCGCGGACGGCAAAGATGCCGTTGCGGGGGCGTTTGTCATTTGTGTCCACCATAACACGGTCACCGGTCAACAGGCTTGGTTCCATTGAGTCGCCTTGTACTTCTACGACATAAAGACCGGATCGTTGAACGTGCAGTTCGCCTGAAAGGTAATTATCAGGAATACCCCATCCTTCTGATTTTTGTGTATCGATCGTGATGATATTGCCAGAACTATCACAACCGTTTGATTCTTCGGAAAAGCCGGGACCACCCATGCCAGCCCGAAGGTCAACCTCCGGTATGAACGGTTGTTGACTGCTTAAGATGTGAGTGTTTTTTTCAACCGCAGGTACTTCGCTATCGCCATACATAATCCATTGCGCTGTATTTTTTGCGTCTTCTGGTGTCAGAAATATCGCATACTTGAGGGCGGCGTTTGATTTGATGCCCCGATTGCCGTTTTCGTGTGATCTGTATGTGCCGATCTCCAGTCCCTTTGTTCGCGCAAAATCTGCGGCTGTTTCGTAGCCTGCGTTTTCCCTTAATGTTCTTAGTCGATCATGTGGGGTTTTTGGGGTCATTTTTATAATCCTAGCCTTTAACAATACATATTGTATCGTTATTTAATGATAAGGCACGATACATATTGTATTGACACATGACAGTACGTATCGTATCGTCCGAAACATTATGAATAGCTTTGATGAACTTATAGGTCTTTGGCCGACGGCTGAGGCGTTCGCTCAAGACCTTGGAATTAGTGGGCAACATGCCCGTGCGATGAAGCGGCGAAATAACATCGACCAAAAGTACTGGGTCGGCGTTGTAGAGGCCGCGATTAAACGAGGTTTTAGCGGCGTCGATTACGAGGTGTTGGCGCGAATTTCGGCCCAAAAGCGTAATGATAATTCGACACATGCAGCGCAATGACGTTTGTTTTGGCCTTTTCCCGCCCTAGCACGGCTCGTTTAAGTTGGTCCAGTTGCCGATATCGTCTGCGCAACCTCAATACGGTTGCCTTGGGCAGCGGTTTTAAATCATCCATCGTTTTACGTCCTTCTGTCTATCTGTCCACCAGACTATCTGCCCTTGTTGGGGCTGCATATTCCGAAAAGCAGAAAAAAACAGAATGGGCAAATCCAAACCCCAAAACACAAGAGGTGTGCCATGACCTATCAGGTGCATGAGGATAGTATCCACGCGCGGGTGCGTCGTGTGATGCAGGTTGTCGGCAAGGCGCAAACCGCGTCGTTGTGCGGTGTGACAACCAGCCGACTTGAACAATTGGCCAACCCGCGCCGCCCTGATCTGAAAACCAGCGAGTTGTGTGTCGCAATGGATGTGGCCTGTGCAAGGGCCGGGGGTGGCACCCCGTTGTTTGATCTGTACGCCAAACGATTGAGTGAGGCGGGCGTGTTGGAGCCTGCGGGCACCCGTTATTTCGGCCTTGTGTCGCTTGTGCGCAAGGTTGTCGAGGTCCTGCGCGGGGCGGCGGATGCGTTGGACGAGGCCATTGGGGTCGCGGCCCTGCAACCGGTGTATGCAAGGGGGTAAGATGGAAAAGCAAACCTTTGGCGACATCACGCTTTATTGCGGTGATTTTATGGAGGCCTTGGAGCATATCCCGCCTGTGGATTTGGTCCTGTGTGATGCGGCTTACAGGAAAGAACGGGGTGGCTCGTCAAACGATAAGCCCGGTCTGATGTCCGGCAAATTTTCTGGTGCCAATTACAACAACGATGGGGAAATGATCCCGGTGTTGTACGACTGGACGGAATTCATCGGGCCACTTGTATCGGTTATGGCGGAAAATTCGGAAATTATTTTGATGTCCGATGGGCGCAATTACGGGCTGTGTGATGCGGCGATGCGCGAGGCGGGCTTGCGTTTTCATAATATCCTGATTTGGGACAAAATGCGCCCGACACCCAACCGGAATTTTATGCAGCGGGTTGAATTTGCCGCCTATTATTTTAAGGGGCGAACTCGCAATATCAACGATTGCGGCCTTTCCAATGTTTTCTGTGTTCGCCCGGTTCGCGAAAGTTATTGCAACCACCCGAACGAAAAGCCTGTGCGTCTTATGGAGGACTGGATTTTAGCCTGCACCGATGTCGGTGGTCTGGTCTTTGACCCCATGATGGGCAGCGGCACAACATTGGTCGCTGCGGCGAAAACCAACCGCCGTGCCGTGGGGTGTGAATTGTTACCTGAAAATTTTGATATGGCGTGTAACCGGGTCGAGGAAGCCTTGACCGGGAAATCGTCGGCGCTGCCGTTGTTTGCGAGTGAGGGCAAGGAAGGGGTGGGTGCATATGCTGGTTGATGTGCAGGAAACGACCGTCAAAAAAATCGGGATGCCGACGGACCAAGCCATGATGGTTTTGCGTGGGTCCAGATATGACCGTACGCGCGGTTTGTTCATTTATCAGGGTCGCCCCTTAAGTTCGCGTGAATTAATCCGTCGCGCAAATGAAATTTTGAAATCGAAAAAACAAGACCCGATTGAGTATCCGGGCATTTAAAAGGAAAGGTTGGGACATATGCCAAATTTACGACAATATATTTTCCCTAATGATGATCCGGTGGCACCTATTGTGCCGATTATCGGGGCCAGCGGTGGATCGGGCGGATTGGTTGCGTTTTCCCCCCGTGTTTTACAGGCAGCGCGGACGTCTGAGGCTTATTTAAGCGATCGGGCTTATATCGAAAAATGCCTTTTCCCGCGATTGTTCAAACGCTGCGTGGACAGTGCGCAAAACCAGCAAGGCGAAGATGATGACAGTATCGCCAGTTACGAGCCGCCACAATGGTTTGATGATGCCTTGTTGCGGGCCTGTACCCATGATTTGCCTGCCTTTGATGTGGGCCGCGCGCAAGATTTGGCACACGTGTTGGACGGCCTGCAAGCAAAGTATTTAAACCCTTATGTTGATCGTCCGTTGATGCTGGCGCTGTTGATCGTGGTCTACGCGTTCAAGGATTTGCTGGATCAAGGCGTTGTTGATTTGGTTGAGGACAGCGATTTCGCCGATTGCGTCGATGTGTTGCTGTTGATTCTGAACGATGACAATCTGGACGGGTTGCGGGCCGGGGTTGATAAATCGGCCCGTAAAAACGCCTTGCGCCTGCTGAAAACCCTGCGCGCCGATGGCTTTTTCGTCAAATGGTCCCTTGAAAATTCTGCGCTAGGGGGTGGGCAATGACATCTATCGAATGGACGGATAAGACATGGAATCCCATCGCGGGCTGCACCGTTGTTAGTGAAGGGTGTAAAAATTGTTACGCGATTAATCAGGCCATGCGCAATGCCGCAATGGGGTGTGGCAAGTACGTCGGCACGACCCGTAAATCCGGTACGAAACACGTTTGGACGGGGAAAATCAATTTTGATGAAAAAGCGTTGCTTGCACCCTTGAAACGCAAAATACCAACCCGTTATTTTGTCAATTCTATGAGCGATTTGTTCCACGAGAACGTGCCGGATGAATGGATTGATAAGATTTTTGCAGTGATGGCGCTTTGCCCTCAGCACACGTTTCAGGTTTTAACTAAGCGGCCTGAACGGATGTTGGCGTATTTCAACGAAGGTATTCCTTTGAACCACGGTTTTACTGCCCGTTGGTATCCTATCGAAGAGGCTGCAAAGCGCATACAGCGCAACACAGCGTTGGCGCCCTGCTGTCCTGATAATGTTTGCTTGCCTCTCCCCAACGTCTGGCTCGGTGTCTCTATCGAGGATCAGGCAACAGCAAACGAACGCATCCCGTTGTTGTTGGATACGCCTGCCGCTGTGCGGTGGGTTAGTGCGGAGCCGTTGTTAGGTCGGGTTCGGTTGGATCGGGTTGGCGAATGGTCTGAAACGTATGAAGACCTCGGGCGGCACCCGGATGATTATTGGCCCGCTGATGCCTATGACGCGATGTGGCTGGATGCGTTGTTTGGGGTATATGCCGGTGAAGCCAGATTGCCTGAGGGTCAGGCCTTGGGCACGATTGATGTTGGTTTGCGCCATTGCGGCGGCAAGATTGACTGGGTCGTTGTCGGTGGGGAAAGCGGCCCCGGCGCGCGTCCTATGCATCCAGAATGGGCATATTCTATCCAGCAACAATGCGAACGTGCTGAGGTGCCTTTTTTGTTTAAGCAATGGGGCGCTTGGCTGCCAGGTCACTTTGATGTCGAAAATCCTCCGTACATTAAATTCCATGATGGATCGTGGTTCAATAGCGACCTTTTGCCAGATATGGATGAGCCAGAAGTTTGTAAAAAATGGGATGACGGCTTGAGTTACGTTGTTGATGGTGAGACTGAGCAATGCATTTTTCTTCGTGTTGGTAAAAAGAAGGCGGGGCGTAAATTTTTCGGCAAAACATTTGACCAATACCCGGAGGCGCAGCAATGAGCGATGCGCAAAACCGGATACCGCCTGCACATATTGAGGCGTTGCGCGATCGGGCGAAGTTGTCCGATTTTGTTGGGCGCCGCGTGATTTTGACGGAACGGGGCGGCGAATATCATGGCCTGTGCCCGTTTCATACGGAAAAAACGCCGTCCTTTACCGTCCATGATACCAAGGGTTTTTACCATTGTTTTGGCTGTGGGGCGCATGGCAACGTCTATGATTGGCTGATGGATCAACAGGGCATGACCTTTGTTGAGGCGGTGCGGGTCTTGGAAAGTGAAACGGGTCTGGATGATCCGGCATCGGCGGAAAAAGCGCGCGCGGATATAGAGCGGGCACGCAAGATGCGGGCGGAAGAAGAGGCCCGCAAAGAGGCCAAGGATTTGGACCGCGCCAAAGCAACGTGGAAAGATGCGCGCAGCCCGGAGCAATCGGCGGTGTCGTTATACTTGGGATGGCGCGGGTTGGATTTACCAAAGGTGTCGCCGTTGAAATGCCACCCTTCTTTGCCTTATTGGCATTTGCGCAAAGGGTCGAAGGATTACGAAATCCTTGGGCGATATCCCGCGATGTTGGCGGCGATCCAAGGGCCGGATGGTCGGTTTATCGGATTGCACCGCACATACTTAAGTCTTGAGAACGGTGGGAAAGCGAAAATCCCTGATCCTGATAATCCGGGGGAGTTTTTGAAGCCCAAAAAGATGCAAGGCAACGTGATGGGCGGGGCGATCCGTTTGACGGCCCCGGCCCCCTTTATGGCGATTGCCGAAGGGATAGAAAACGCCCTGACCGCCCTTAAGGCGAAACCTGATTTATCCGTTTGGGTAGCGGGTAGCCTCGGAAATATTTGCGGGCGGGGTGAGGGTAAAGGCGCGCTTCGGGATCCAGATGTGTCGCAAGATATCCTTGATCAGTGGTCCAAGGCTGTTTTGGATAATGGCGGGCCGTTGCCGCCGGATCATCCATTGGCTTGGGTAAAGCCACATGTCTCAAGATATTTGCCCAGCGAGGTACCGGACCTGCGCAGCAAGGCAATTGTGTTGCCCGATATGGTGCGCGATGTCCTGATCCTTGCCGATAATGACGGAAAAGACCCGGACGAGGTGAAGTCCAAGATAAAACGGGCCTGCAACCGATTTACCAAAGAAGGGCGGCGCGTGCGCGTCGCATGGCCCGACGCGGGCAAAGATTTTAACGATATGTTGATGGGGGTGTGATGGAAGCGGTCAATAATGCCTTAAATGAAATTTCCTGCATTCTGGATGAGGCAGGAATTTATAAACCGGCGAATGAGCCAAGTGGGTCTGATGTCCGGGAAAGTAATGATCCGCGCTATAAGGTCGCGGAGGATTTAAGTTACTTTCCGAATAACGATTATGGCAACGCGCGGCGATTGCAACATCATAGCGGCGGAAATTTGCTGTATGTGCGCGACAATGGCTGGTTTGCCTATGACGGTAAGCGATGGGACGGTGAGCACGGGGAATTTATCGCCCGAAGTATGGCGCAACAAAGTGTGGTTGCCATGCGTGATGAAATTGCATTTTTAAAATCGCGCGACGGCTTGGGGATGCAGGGTGTCGCCGACATGCTGGACGCCAAGCGGGCATGGGTAAAGCAATCGGGTAATTCAAACAAGATTACGGCGATGCTGCGCGAGATGGAACCGATGTGCTGTGTTGATGTGAATGAGTTTGACCAAGATAAAATGATGCTGAACGTGCAAAACGGGACGCTGATTTTTGATCCGGCTATGGTCGAGGTAAAATTGAGGCCACACAGCCGAGACGATAAAATCACGAATTGTTGTGATGTTGCTTATGATAAAAATGCAAAAGCGGTTTTGTTTAAAAAATTCCTGAAAGAGATTATCCCCAATCGGGAAAAACGATCATTTATTCAGCGATGGCTTGGCTATAGCATGCTGGGGCTGACGACCGAGCAAGTGCTTGTTTTGTTTCAGGGCCAAGGGGCGAACGGTAAATCTGTCCTTGTGGATGCGGTGCATGAGTTGATGGGGGATTATGCGCAGACACTGCCCTTTGAATCTTTGTTGCATGATGATCGGCGCAAGGGCGGGGAGGCGTCGCCGGATATGGCGATGCTTGTCGGTAAGCGGTTTGTTGTGGCGTCTGAACCGGAAACAGGTGCGCGATTTAGTGAAAGCCGGGTCAAGAGCTTGACGGGCGGTGAGGAGATTATCGCGCGGCATTTGCATAAAGGATTTTTTACGTTTAAGCCGCACGCCAAGTTTACGTTGACGTTCAACAACAAACCATTAGTGCGTGGGATGGACAACGGGATTTGGCGGCGGTTGTTATTGGTTGAATTTAACCAGATTATCCCGCCGGATAAACGAGATAAGTTGCTGTCCGTAAAGCTGTCCCAAGAAAAGGCTGGTATATTGAACTGGTTGATCGAAGGGGCGTTGGACTGGATGGCGGAAGGGTTGCAGGTGCCTAATATTGTTTTAAAGGCCACGGATACCTATAAGATGGAAAGTAACCCGGTGGCCTCGTTTGCGGAGTCCTGTTTGGCTGAGACGTCACCAAATCATAATTTATCTGCCAAGCTTGTGCGTAAGGTCTACGAAGGATGGTGCCGGGATAACGGGGTTGACCCGATGAACGCAAACGCGTTTGGTCGGGCCATGACTGGGCGCGGTATTAAGCGCGATAAGGTCGGCGGCGTGATGAATTATATCGGTCTGTGTTTGACCGAATATGGTGATCAATTTAATGGAGATGGGACGGCAACAGCCGATGCTTTTGCGGAAAACGCCAAAAATGGTCCTAATCATCCTGAATCGTCCTGCAACAATGTTGTTTAAAAACAACGCAATAGGACAATAGGACAATTAGGACCATTTTCTGAGAGCGTTCATGTGTGCGTATACATATAAAAATAATACTCAAAAATAGTCATATTGTCCTGCAATAGATAAAACATCAAATAAAAACAATAGTTTATCACTAGGATAATTGTTAAAAAGGATAGTCCAAATGGTCCTAAAGGTCCTGAACATAAAAACCGCCCTTGAATGGGTGTACCATGACCAAAAAGTTGAAACCGTTTATCCGAAACGACGTGGCGGTGGCTTGAAGGTGAAATCAACCAGTGTTCGCACCTTAGCTGCCTTGACCGAGGCTGCGGGGGAGTTGGGCGCGATTGTGCGTTCCGGCTCTATCCCCGAGGCGCAAGTCGATGACGATGCCGAATATATCCATGCCGTTGTTTGCCTATTGGATAAACCGATTGCCTTGATGATGATGGATTACGCCAAGCGCCTTGACGCGCCGTGGTGGGCACCGGAAGGCTATCGCCGCCAGCAGGCTGTTGTGAAGAACGGCAAGCAAGTCATGGTCTATGATAGCAATCGAAACCCAGTTGGGCCGAAGATGGAAACGGTTGGATATGATCCGCTTGATGTCGATGCGGCGCGTGCTGAATATTCCTTATGGGTCGATGCGTTGATTGCCTTGCAAGAATATTTCCGTGATCAAGCCCGGCCCTTGGTCGCCGTGGCTTTGAAGCCGTTGGCAATCGACCCGGAACCGTGGGCGGAAAAAAAGTGCTTGCAAATACGAAATTGATTTGACACAATCCGACATCCCAAAGGTGCGCCCGATTGCAGAACAGCAGTCGGGTGTTTTCGTTTGAGGGTGATGCGAGAGCATAGTTTTTCTCCCGACTTTCGGGAAGGACTCGCGCGTTCCTACCCACTTTGATTCGATGTCAGTCCCAACCAAGTGTGACATGGGGCAAAGTTTTCGCGCGGGTCCTTCCTGGCCTTTCCAAAAACCCAATACGGGCAGCACTGCGGCTTGTGTGCGTGTTTCTTATTTTTGAATGGGTTAGAGTTATTGTTCTGGTTATTGTTTAGGGTGTGTGATGAATGACGGGGTTGATGATATTGATATCATTACGCTGGAACAAGCGCGCAAACTGGCGGGAATTAAGCACAATGACACATTGAAAGAATGGTTTACGGATGCCCCGGCTGAGTTAAATCCCGTCTTGCAAGGCGGCAGCAATGGGGTTGCCTATAAAATCAGCGCGAATAAGCTGAAACGTTTTCTGGACTGGCGACAATCCGAAAGTGCGCGACGCGCTGTTGCGCAAAGTGAGCATTTAAAGCAAATCGGTTTAAACCTTGATGTGCCTGCTGATGATGGGTGGGCTGCTAATTTGGTTGCAAGCTGGACGGAAGACCAGCAAGAGGCGATCTTTCGTTCCTTGCTGGGTGGTTTATCCATATCTGAACATAATCATTTGCGGGCAATCTGGGAAAAGGATGATTTGTCGCTGCAGCGTCGCCAAGCTTTATTGCGAAAAGATGCGGTGTGGTCGGGTGTAGTCAGTGCGTTTACATCTTTGCGCCAAGATATACTTGGGCTTGAGTCCCCTATATCAACACGGTTTAATCTTCCCCGAGAGGACCGTTTGTGGATCAAGACGACGTTGCGCACCCGCCTTGAAGTGGCGTGTATGAGCGTTGCGAAAGCTTTGCATGTTGAAAATAATGATGATTTAAAAGGATTATTTGAGGGGAGCGATGTTACAGCAACGTATCCCCCTGAGGGCGGGACCTGATTATGCCGATCCGACCGACATGTGGGTTGATGCCGTATGTGAACTGATGCCACCCGAAGAGGTGTCTGTATCTGATGCGGCGAACCGGCATCGTGTGTTAGATAACCGTGGTGGAGGATTTTCCGGTCCGTGGTCGGAATCAGACCGCACGCCATACCTTACCGAGATTATGGATACGCTTGGATCAGGTCGTTATCCGTTGATTGCGATTCAAGGTCCTGCGCAATCTGCGAAGACCGAAGCAGCCTTAAACTGGTTATTACGCGATACAGTTTACGACCCGGCGGATTTTATCTGGCTGCAGACATCCAAAGAAGTCGCGCGCACGTTCGTTCAGGCGAAGGTTGCGCCGATGATTGCGCATGCTCCGGCCTTGCGAAAAAGACAGCTTACGACAGCGTCGGCTGATAATATCTTTTCGAAACAGTTTAAAGGTGCGACCTGGTATTTCGCATGGCCTGTTGCGGATCAATTACAGATGAAGTCAGTGCCACGTTTTGTGGTCGATGACTTTGACCGCGTGCCACAGGACATCGGCGGTGAAGGCAGTCCTTTGTACCTTTTATCTGGTCGCCAGACTTCGTTTGAAGGGGCTGAAATCGGCTGTGTCATTTCGTCGCCTGCGTTGGGCGAAGACGCCGGGATTGAGCCAATTTATAAAAAAGGCACGCAAAAGACAATGCGATGGCCATGCCCGGAATGTGGTGAGTATTTTGAAGTAGATTTTAAAAAGATATTTCATTGCAAAATGGATGGCACACAAGCCGAAGCGGAGCAATCCGCCGGGATCATTTGCCCGGATTGTGGTTCGTTTATTGCCCCGACCCGCAAAGCATGGATGGCGCGCCGAGGGCGTTGGGCCAGTCCTGGGCAAACAGTTACACCGGATGGTGTGATCGAAGGGGATGAACCGGAAGTTCAGACCGCGTCCTTTCGCATTGATGGCTTGATGGGTTTTCGTAGCTGGGGAAAACTTGCCAGTATGTACTGGGAGGCAAGCGAGACTTTTAAAGTTAACCAAGATGAAAGCGAGTTACAGGCTTTTTGGAATACAGCGATCGGGTTTAATTATAAATCCCAGCTGTCTGGCAAGGATCCTTTGGTTTCGTCTGATTTGGATGATCGGAAAAAAGATTATCTTTTGGGCGAGATTCCATCATGGGTTGGTGGAATTTCTGCCGCCGTCGATATCCAATCCAACCGATTTGCGGTTGCAGTTTGGGGGTGGGGTGAGAATAACCGAAACTGCCTTGTTGACCGTTTTGATATTACCCACCTTGATGATGCCGGGCGGGTGCCGTTGACGCCGTTTGAAAATGCCGCCCATTGGTCTGTTTTGTTGACCAAGGTATTTGGTCGCGTTTGGCCTGTTCAGGGTGAAACTAACAAGGTCATGGCGGTTTTTAATGTGGCGATTGATACCGGTGGTGAAGGTGATGCGACGGACAACGCAAAACGTTTTTGGACGATGGCGCGGCGAACGGCAGGGGTGCCGGATAAACGTATAACCCTGATTAAAGGTGGGTCTAAAAAAGATACGCCTGTTTCGCCGAAGCCGACCTTTCTGGAAAATAAAATTGTCAAACGTAAAGAGGTACCGGATGTGAATGGGCCGAAGATGTACGTCATTGGGGTGAATACTCTTAAAGGCGTAATCGACACCCGATTGCGTCGGGAAGATGGGCAATTTGGTACAACGGATTTGCCGCAAGATTTGCCGGAGCAATATTCTGATGAGCTTGTATCTGAACAAATCGACAAGGACGGGTGGTGGTGCAAGAAGAAAAACGGCATTCGCAACGAGACATTTGACCTTGCCGTTTACAATGAATTTGCCCGGCGACGTTGGGCAAAGACACGCATTGACATGCGATGGGTCCCGTCTTGGGGGCGCGTTAAAGAGTTAAGTAAACCTCAGGAGGCCGTTCCTGCCCGTGGCGAGATCAATAATACAGGTATCCATCCCCCTGTTAAGAAAGGGGGGTATTCTTCAATGATTAACAATATGGTGTAAACGATGGCACGAACAAAAGAGGTTATTGAGGCAGAACTGGATGAACTGCGCGCTGCTTTAACCCGTCGTTTAACCGGGAAGATGGTGACCGGGGTCTCTGATGAGGGGAGTTCTGTGAGTTACTCCCCCTTTGCAATTGGGTCGATTGCCGATCTTCGTATGCAAATTAAACATCTTGAAAATGAACTTGCCCAATTAACCGGGCAAAATATTCGCCGCTGTTCGCGGCCTGTTTTTTAAAGGGGATAAGGTATGGGTAAAGCGCCAAATTATTATAATACCTTAAGCCCTCGTGCGCGTGGTGATGTCATGCGCACGGATATGTCTTCGGCCTATTTTGCGGGGGATCGTCTATCGCAGGAAATGTCCGCATGGCACCCTAATTTAGGCAGTGCAGACGGTGATTTTCTGCGTGATAGAAATCTGATGATTGCGCGGGTGCGCGATATGGCGCGCAATAGCGGATGGATATCCGGTGCGGTCTCGCGCGCGGTTGATCAGGCGGTCGGGCCTGATTATCGTTTGGCGGCGCGCCCAGATTACCGGGCACTTGGTTTGACGTCGCAATGGATGCGTGATTGGTCGCGAACGGTTGAAGCCAAATGGCGAAGTGCAAGCAATCATCCCAATCATTATATGGATGCATTGGGACAGAATAGCGTTGCCGGGATTTTTAATTTGGCCTTTCGCCATTTCTTTCTTGAAGGCGAGTGCATCGCGGCTGTGCGGACGATTGACCGGAAGGGTTTTAAATATAAAACGGCGTTTCAGGTAATTGATCCGGATCGTTTGTCAAACCCCAACGGGGTTAATGATAATCGCAAAATTAAAGGCGGTGTAGAACGAGATGATCATGGTGCGCCGGTTGCGTACTATATTCGAAACGGGCACCCCGGCGATGGCGCGCATATGGGTAATGATCACACATGGACCCGTGTGCCACGATTTAACAAGTGGGGTCGATACTGTCTCGTTCACTTTTTCGAAGGTGAGCGCGCCGATCAGTCGCGCGGCATTTCGCGGTTTATCGCGACGCTTGGTAAAGTCAAGATGCTGGATAAATTCGAGCGTCTCGAATTACAAGCGGTTGCGATCAGCGCCTTGTTAATGGCTTATCTTGAAAGTCCGATGGATACGGACTTTTTAGAACAGTTTTCTGAAATGGCGGAAGACGGCAAGGTTAGTGCCTACCAAGAATTCAGAAAAGAGTATCATAAAGCAAAAGATGTTACGATTGATGGTGCGCGCATCCCGACCTTGGCACCGGGTGAGACCTTACATACGATCAAGTCGGACCGCCCGAATACGGCCTTTGCTGAATTTGAGCGTGCTGTTCTGCGCAATATCGCGTCGTCTATCGGAACATCCTATGAACAGCTTGCGATGGACTGGACACAGACGAATTATTCGTCAGCGCGGGCGGCTTTGCTGGAATCATGGAAGTATTTAATGGCGCGGCGCATTGCCTTCAATAAAGGATTTGCCGACAAGTTGTATCTGTGTTGGTTGGAAGAAGCGATTATGATCGGCGAAGTTGACTTGCCGGACGGTGCGCCTGCTTTTCACGATATGCCCGCTGCTTATGGGGCGTGTCGCTGGCTCGGACCCGGACGGGGATGGGTCGATCCCGTTAAGGAGGCGGCGGCGTCTGCCATGCGGATTGAAAGCGGTCTTTCGACCCAGCAACAAGAAGCGGCTGAGCAAGGTCTTGATTGGGAAGAGGTCAACGAACAATTGGCAATGGAGGCGCAACAGCGTCACACATTGGGCCTCGCCCCCATTGGTGCGGGTGCCTTTGTACCCGGATCAGACGATGATCCAGATGCAAAAGACCGTGATGAGAAAGGCCAATCCAACGCAGCGGAGCGTTTGTTGCGGTTTGAAAAATGGGCCGCAAGCCGAGGTATAGACCTTGATGCGGATGCGGCCTGATCTGGCACCATAAAAGGATACGCAAATGACTGGAATTGATTATCCCAATCTGCTGGGGCGGGTTGTGAATACCCCTGTATTTTGTTTACCTGATAAGGTGCAAAGCCATCTTTCCATGTTGAACGGACGTATGGGATTAAAGGGTGAATTTGTCCGCGCAGATGTGGGTGCGATTGAAAGTTTAGACTCTCTGCCGATGGCAGGGGCGTTTAACGACAAGGCCCCGCGCAAGATTTATCGTGAACAAGATGGCGTTGCCATGATCCCGGTTGTCGGGTCGTTGGTTCATCGTTTGGGTGCCATTGATCCGTATTCTGGCATGACGGGGTATGACGGTATCCGGGCGAAGTTGGATGCGGCCTTGTCTGATCCAGATATTAAAGGGATCGTGCTGGATATCAGCAGCCCCGGTGGCGAAGTTGCAGGGTGTTTTGACCTTGCTGATTTTATTTATAAGTCGCGTGATCAAAAGCCCATTTGGGGTGTTTGTGATGAGCATGCCTATAGTGCTGCCTATTTGTTAGCCAGCCAGTGCAGTCGCGTGGTCGTCCCTGAAACGGGCGGGGCCGGGTCTATTGGTGTGGTTCTTGTGCATATGGATCATTCCGAACAAATGTCGCAGGCGGGCTTGCGGGCAACGTTGATCCATGCCGGTGCCCATAAGGTTGATGGCAATCCTTATGCGCCCTTGCCGGATGCGGTACGTGAACGTTGGACCGATGAGCTTGAGTCTTTGCGCGGTGGTTTTGCCACGCGTGTTGCGCGTGGGCGTGGGCTTGATGTTGCGGATGTTTTGGCGACTGAGGCGCAATGTTATTTGGCGCAAGATGCTGTGTCACTTGGATTGGTCGATGCGATCGGGTGGCCTGCTGATGCCTTTAAAGAATTCGTGGCATCGCTTGGTGGCGGTGCGAAAAATGCGGCGTTTGCCGCGCAATCCTTAAGTAAACAGGAGACTCAGGATATGAGTGATAAGGACGCGGTGACAGAGGCCGCAAATATGGCGGCGATGCAAGATCAAGCCCGCAAAGAAGGTGCCGAGGCAGAGCGTAAGCGTTGTCTGGACATTTTGCAATCAGACGAGGCTAAGGGCCGGATGGATACGGCAACGTCTGTTATCGCCAGTGGTATGGATGTGGACGCAGCCAAAGAAATTTTGGCAACGGTCCCGGTGCAAGATGCGCAAAATTCCGCCGCCGTGGCATTTGCCAATGCGATGAAAAGTGAAGGCGATCTGGATATCGATGCGGACGGTGGTGATGTGGCGGCGTCTGGCGCGGTATCGCTGGATTCTGGCGCAATTAACGCAGCTTATAACCGGGGTGCCGCTTAATAGGTGTCCTGAATTTTCATTTTCAGCAAGGTAGAAAAAAATGAACGAGATTGTTGAACCGCGCCGTGCGGGCGGTTTTATCGCAACAGAAGCCAACGGAACGCGATCGCGCGGTAGTGGCGTGTTGTCAGATGGGCAAAAAGTTGTTGCCGGACAAGTATTGGGACAAGTTATCTTCGCGGATGCGGTGGTCGTTGCAGCTGGCGGCAATACAGGTGATGGCACATTAAGCGGTGTTGCGTATGCCGCCCAAACACAGGCTGGTGATTATATTCTTTCATGCACGGCTGCAAGTGCCGATGGCGGTGAATTCGATGTGATGGCCCCCAACGGTGATTTGTTGGCCCCGGCCAGTGTCGGCGTGGCTTATGCCGGGTCTGAAATTGCCTTTACCCTTAATGACGGGGCTGTTGATTTTGCTGTGGGCGACACTTTCACCATTACGGTGGGTGATGGCAGCGGTGAATATGTTGCCTTGAACGCAGCGGCGACGGATGGTTCGCAAATTGGTGCTGCGATTTCTGTTGATAACGTTGATGCCACAACAGCGGCCCAGCCGATTGCTGTGATTGTGCGCGATGCGGAAGTCAAATCCGCCATGCTGGTTTGGCCCGGTGGCAGCGGGGCCGCAAATGAAGTGGCAAGCGCGGTGGATGATCTGGAAAAGCGTGGCATTTTGCTGCGTTAACCCGGCTTAAAAAATCATTTTTTTAGAAAAGGTAAGATGTTATGCCTGAAATTAATCTGGATGGATTTAGCGCGATTAGCTTAACCGCGCGTGTGAACCATCAAGCATATATCCCGACGAAGTTGCGAGCGATGGACCTGTTCGATGTTGAAGGGGTTGATACCATCACTGTTGCGATCGAAGAAGACCATGAAGGTGCAATTACGTTGGTCCAGCCCAGTGCGCGCGGTTCTGAAAATAAATACAGTGCCGATGGGGAGCGCAAACTGCGTGATCTGCGCATTCCACACCTTAAACGCGGTGTCTCTTTGCAGGCAACCGAAGTTCAAGGCGTGCGGTCTTTTGAAGACCCATCCAAGCGTGAAACGATTTTATCGCGTTGGGATAAGAAAGTTAATCTTGAACGCCAATCCATTTACTATACGCACGAGCATATGATGATGGGCGCGGTCATGGGCGTTATTAAAGACGCCAAGGGCGGCACTATTTATGATCTGTTCACTGAGTTTGGTGCGGCACAGGAAGCGGTTTTTGAATTTGATTTTGATGGTGCGACGTCTGATGAGGCTGGCACCGGTGCCTTGTCCATCTTGCCGGCGGCCCGTCAGTTGAAAACAAAGATTAAACGGAATCTTGGCGGCATGCCGACAGGTGCGCTTACAGTTCACGCCTTTTGCGGCGAAAACTTCTTTGATCAGGTCACGGCAAATCAAGAAACGCGCAAGGCCTATCGTGAACAGTCATCACGCGAAGGTGGTGATGGCGAAATGTTCAAGTACGGTGGCGTGACGTTTGAACTGTATGACGGTAACGACGATGTTAAAATCGACACCGACGATTGCCAAGCTTTCGCGCGCAATGTGCCGGGTTTGTTCAAGGGCTATTTTGGCCCGGCGGACACGTTTGATTTTGTCAACACCGAAGGCGTGCCGCTTTATGTCATCCTTGAAAAGATGAACCAAAAAGGCATGTACGGCGAAGTTCAGTCGAACCCGCTGTTTTTGTGTACGCGTCCGAAATCGCTTATTACATGCCGTAAAAAAGCGTAATAATATAATGAATTAAACGGCGGTGGCATGGTTTGTTGCTGCCGTTTATTTTTAAGGTTTTTGCTATGACGGCCTTTGATGCGATGCTGGATGCGGTTTATAGCGATCCGAATATGGCGTTGGATGCGGATTATTTACCTGATGGTGATATTGCGCAACGGCAGTTGGTTCGTATCCGTTTATTGCGCCCGGATGCGACATATTCGTTTGATGGCGAGGCTGTGGGCATAGAAACAGCGCGGGTGAAAGTGCGCGTGTCGGAAGTTGCGGATCTTTCTTCTGGTGATGTGTTCGTTTGTGATGGTGTCTCTTATCGTGTATCCGGTTTGCCCAAACGCAATGTCCGGCGTACAGAATGGACGTGTGACGCGCCGGAGGTGTAAGGTATGCTGTCTTCGAATTTTTCAAGTCTTGCGAAAGATTTTAAAAAAGACCTTAAACGTGAGGCGGACAAGTTAAAACGGGCGGTGCCTTCCGGTGTTGCAAAAGGGTCAAATGATCTTCATAGAAAAATAACCAAAGATACGGTTGCCAGTGGTTTGCCTGCCAAGATGGCAAAGACATGGCGGAAAAAGATTTATCAAAATAAAGGGTTGAATGCGGCGGGATTGATTTGGTCCAAGGCCCCGTCGATTATGCTGGCAGCGATGGAAGGTGCCGTTATTCGCCCAAACAAATCAAAATATCTGGTGATTCCGCTGGAATATGCGGTGAATATGAATTTTCATCGCGGGCGGCGAATGACGTCGCGTGGTCGCAGGATGGCAAAATTTTCAGATATTGCCAAGGCTGAACGGCGGTTTGGAAGGCTTGTTCCTGTCCCCCATCCTGATGGAGGCGGCAAGCTGTTACTTTTTGCCAATGGTGTAAAGGTCAATGGCGGAAAGTTGCGCAAGGCGCGGTCGCGCAAAGGGAAGAATGACCGGCGCAAATGGTTGGAAAAACCGGAAAGTGTTGCCCTTTTTTTATTAGTGCCTGATGTCCGGTGGCGCAAGAGGATAGATCCTGCGCGTGATGCCAGGTTGATGAGTGCGCGAATTGTTAATTATATTGATGCGGGGATGGGCAGTGATTAGCCCAATATTTTAACGATCTTCTGTTGCTGAGAATATGACGGGCTCCTGTTTATCCGCGTTCGTCTTTTGTGCAATTTCTTTCAAGATATCGCGGATTTCTGCGATATGTGCTTCTGTTTTTAGATTTGGTGCAATTGTGAGGATAATGGCAGCCACTGGTGGGGTGATGCAAAACGCAATGATGATCCATAAAACAGTTGAACGACCTTTTTCTGGCGCGTGACTGGTCAATAGCCAGCAGAACGCCAGATATGGGATGCTGATCAGGATCATGCTTGGGTTGGTATTCATTGTTATATCCTCGCAGATTGTGAAATTAAGTTATTTATATATTAAAAATTGATTATCGCAATGCTGTCCGGTTTATCAATTAAATGTGACATTTAAAATATTCCGTTACCCACCCTTGTGGGTGACGGTTTTTTTATTGGGGTGGTTATGCCGACAAAAGCTGAAATGGTGATGCAGGCCTTGAATGGTTTGTTGTCTGGTCTGGCTGGGGTGACGGTTGCCCGCGAAGGTGATGTGCCTTTGAAAATGGCGGCAGGTAGTCGTTTTGTCTTGTTGCCGGATGGTGAAACGGACGAGGAAGAGGAGAACGGCGGCGAGGCGTGGATCACCCATGAAATAGAACTAAGCCTTGCGGTCAGTGCGGTTGTTGCGGCGGCGCGCGGTGAGGCGTTTGACGATTTGCGCCGGGATGTAAAGGCTGTGTTGCTGGTTGATAAGACGTTAGGCGGTCTTGTGGAAACGATGAGTATCAGCGGCGTTTTTGATGTTGAAACGGATGAGCCGGACGGGGCGCATCCGATTAAAGGTGCGAAAATGCGTTTAACCCTTGAATATATGGAGTAGTCCAGATGGGCAGTAAAAGATACCGACTTGGCAGTGACACGACGTTGTTAGTGGCAACCATGTCTGATAAGGACACAATTCCGGCGGATTGGACCCGCCTGCCGTTTTATAACAGCAGTGTCGGTGGCGGGAATGAATTGGGATATGAATCCGAGCTGGGCGGCGGGGCCGATGCCGGGGATCCGTATTTTGATGACGATGATGTCGGCGGGTCGATTGAGACGCGTCTTGATGCGCGTCGGACTGGTTTTTGGTTGGCGCGTGCATTAGGCGCACCGACCACGGTTGATAATACGGGCACCTATACGCATACGTTTAAATCGGGTGCGGCGATCCCGATGATCGGGTTTGAATATGGCGACCCGGAATTAATCGTACCAAGTTTTGACGTTGTTCGCGGGTTAAAGATCGGGTCTGTGAAGCATTCGGCGGAAAAGAATGGCCCGGGAAAGATCAGTATGGATCTGGTTGGTTGCGGCGAAGATCGTGACGAGGCGGCAAGCGTTGATGCGACACCGGATAGTTTTGTGGCCTCGCCTTTTTCAAATTCAGAAGGTGTGATTAAAGTAAACGGGGCAACGGTTGGGGCGATTGTTGGCGGCAGTTTTGATTTTCAACAACCGCTTGAATTGATCGATAGTAAATCCAGTGCCAACGGTGAGCCTGTTGATGTTGAAGTCGATGAACGTATGGCGACCGGTACGTTGGTTGTAACGTCAGGTACGGATAAGACCATTGATAATATTGTGTCTGGTAAGGCCCCTTGTACGATTGCGTTTGAATTTACAAATTCGGACGGATTTACGCTTAAATTTACTTTTGCGCGATGTTTCTTGCCAAAACCCAAGCGTGAACGGGCAAAGGGGTTGATGCCGCAAACCTTTAATTGGCGCGCATCCGGTGATGGTGTTGATGCCTTGTTGAAAGTTGAACTGACCAACGACGTGGTAAATTATTAATGGAACATCTTTTTGTTTTATCAGAACTGTCAACGGCAGATTTTGAGGTGCCTTTGATTGGCGATATCGTTTTGACGGTATCGCCAATGGATAGTGCGCAACGTTTTACCTGCGAGGCAGTGGCGCGCAAACGCTTGTCTGATTATAAAAAAGCTTATGAAATGGCGGTTGCCGAAGGGGATTGGTCAGGCCCGGATTTGTCCGATGATGCGGTTTGCGATGGTCTTTATCAGCTTTATTACATTCAGGAAGTCGGTGCGCGCCATGTGCGCGACTGGCGTGGTGTCGGCAATAAAGATGGTAGTGCGCCTGCCCCTTGTACGCCGGATGCAGTGCGGGCCTTCTTGAAGGTCGATAAATTTGCATCCGTATTTTATGCGAAAATGGATGCAAAACAAACGGCGCGGCTTTTGGAGGGAAACGTCTTTCGGCCCTTGCCCGACACGAGTTCGGTGCCGGGGCCGTTAAATGTGGATATTGCCCAAACCGATGCGCCGACTGCCCCCGAGACAAGCTAGAACTGCAAACGGTAGAGGGCCGGATATTTTGGCGGATTTTAATGCGCCATGCCACCCAACGCAAATATGGGGCGATGGGTGGTGTGCTTGGTTTTGACCAAACTGCCCTATCTTCCGCCATGCGTAGTGTTGGCCTGCCTGACGATTTAATTTTTGAGTGGTTGAGCCAAGTTGAAACCGGCATGCTGGAAGGGCAGGCGGAGCTGCGCGATCAACAGCAGGACAATCAGGATTAGGCTGATTTTGGTTGTGCCGGTGTGAGTGCCCAAATCAGGGGCAAAATCCAACCGATTATGGAAAACCCAAGGCTGATGTTGAGGACAACAACCAACGTTTTGCCGGGGATGTCGCGTGCAATGGCGATAAAGGACGGCAGGGCGTAAATGGCGATAAAGGCCAGTATGAACAAGACTGTTTCCATAATTGAAAATTCTACCATTAAAATCGTTGTAACGCAAAGGTTGTTGAGACGTGAGCAAAACTGAACGCCAATATTCAATTCGCCTTGCCGTTAAGGATGGCGGTAAGGTCGAGGCTGTCATGTCCCAAATTGGGGCGACAGGTGAGAAATCATTTACCAAATTGGACGCCTCGGTCGAGACCAGCAATAAGCGTTTAGCGATGTTCGGTCGCGCGGTATCTATGATGACCAGCCCGGTCGGATTGTTGTCCGGTGCGGTGATCGGTGCGGGATACGCCTTGCAACGATTTGGTGATCAGGCCATTACGGCTGCGGATGCAACAGCCAAGACAGCGGATAAAATCGGTTTTTCAACGGATGCGTTGCAAGAATACCGCTATGCTGCAGAAAGTGCCGGTGTCGCATCAAATACGTTTGATATGGCGGCGCAACGTTTTACCCGCCGTATGGCTGAGGCAGCGAAGGGAACGGGTGAGGCCAAGGATGCGCTTGCGCAGCTTGGTGTGTCGGTTGTTAATTCAGACGGGTCGTTGCGCCGGAGCGAAGATGTTTTAATGGACGTTGCGGACGCCATGAAAAACGTAAAAAGCGAAGGCGAACGGGTGCGTTTGGCCTTCAAGCTGTTTGATAGCGAAGGTGTCGCGATGGTCAATATGTTGGCTGGCGGTGCAAAAGAGCTTGAAAACGTGCGTCAGCGCGCGCGCGATTTGGGCATTGTGATTGAAGAAGATTTGTTGCGGAATGCAGAGGCTGCACGTAACGAATTGGATACGTTGTCAACGGTTGTCCGGGCGAATTTAACCAGTGCCATTTTGGGTGTGTCACCTGCGATTGCGGATCTTTCGAAAGAGTTGTCAGAATTGGCGGCTGATGCAGGTTTATTCTATGAACAAATTGGAGGATTGTTTTCGGGGGACTTTAACTTCGACAATCTCTCGAAGAGAGGCGTGTCCAAGGTTGTTAAAGATTATCGTGCAGATATACAAGAGATCAAAGATGAACTGAACCATCTTGGTGACGTGAATTTTTTAACTAATCCTATAGATTGGGGAAGGAAGCAATCTCTTGAGCATAATTTAAAGGAAAAAGAATCTGCGCTTCTGCAATGGTCAACAAAGCTTGCGTGGATGAGCCGGAATGACAAACCTGTCCAAGCGCCTTTGGCGTCCGATGATACTGGTGGTGGTGTACAGGGAACCGATGAAAAACGCGCCGGTGATGCGCTTGCAAGGTTGCGCGAACAAGTGGATGGGCAGAGGCGCTTAAACGAGGCCCGCGAGGGCGGCGAGGCGGTGGTGCGGCGTGTTCAGGCGGATTTGAAAACAGAAGCTGATTTGCGCAAAATACAGACGGGTTTTACCGCCGACCAAGTTATTGAATACCGCAAACTTAGTGTGGCAAGTTTCGAGTTGAACGAGGCAACGCGCAAATTTGAAGCCGATAGCAAGGTTAAGGATGATCTTGGTGGCTTGAAGGGGCGTACGGAAAATTTGCGTCAACTGATATCAGCCTATAGCCGTTCGCCGGATGCGGTCAAAAGTTTGCGCAACGAACTGGAGTTGGAAGCGGCCCAGTCGCGTTTGAATGTTGATAATACAACCGAACTTGGTCGGGCATGGACGGATGCGTTTCGCGATGGCCAACGTCTTGAAGATGTGCTGGAAGATCTGGAAAAGGCGCAACAGCGCAATGCCGAGATTGGACGGTCCGTTGGTTCAGCATTCGTTGATTCATTGCGTGAGGCGGAGGGTAGTTGGGAAAGTTTAGGCGATGCGGCAGAAAATTTTGGTTGGCGCGTTGTCGATATGATGAAAGAGGTGATGATTTATTCGCCCCTTGAAAGCGCGATTTCCAGTTTTGCCGGGTCATTTAACTGGGGTGATCTGTTTGGTTTTGGGGGTGGGTCAACCTCTGTTTCTACCTTGCATGAGGGTGGTTTTGCCGGGCGTGATAGTTCCGGAGACAAGTCTGTACCGTGGGGTATTTTTGATGGTGCCCCGCGTTTCCACGGTGGCGGAAATTTATTGGGACCAAATGAAGTTCCGATCATCGGGCTTCGGGGCGAGCGCATGCTAACCGAGGCGCAACAGGACAACACGGCGCGCAGCCTATCTGCATTAGCACAAATGGCATCCGGCGCGCCGTCTGTTGTTCAGTTAAGTTTGAATGTGTATGGCGGCGGGTCTGGCAACAATGGGAAAGTTGCGCAAACGACCACCCGTCAGCAGCCGGGCGGTTTGGATATCGATGTCATTCTGGATGAGCATGCGGCGCGGACGATGCGACCCGGCGGGGCAGGTTTGAAGTCGTTGCAAGAAACCCATTATATCGCCCCAACATTAACATCACGAGGCTGATATGGCGTTTGAACAGTATCCGGCGGATTTACCTCAATCCCCGTTGGTGTCCGGGTATAAGGACGTCATGGTGGATAACATCCGTGTGTCGCCGATGGATTCCGGGGCAAAGAAGCGGCGCAAAAGGTACACAAAGGCGTTGCCGGTACCGATGCCTTGTCCGATGCCCCGGTTTACGACGGCGCAAAAAGAATCATTTAAAAATTGGTTTGAGACCAGCCTGCAGGACGGTGTGCGTCCGTTTGAGTGGTATAGGCCTGATTTGGACAAGACCATTGTTTGCTGGTTTAAGGACGGGAAACCACCTGAATTTATTGCAGTTGCGGGTGGTGAAAAATGGAAAGTGACCTTTTTTTTAGAGGTTGAGGACAAATGACAAGTTTGAGCGAAAATGGAAAAGTTGCCGTTACTGAAAAAGATAGTGACAAGCGTTTTTCCTTACTCTTGACCTTGGACCATGATGCCTTGTCGCAGCCTGTTCGGGTGATCGATGATAACGTGGCGATGGATGAAAACGGGAATAGAATTGTCGTTAGTCAGGGGCGCGAATTTGTCTGTTTTCCGTTTGAAATTGATTTGCCGTCGCAGGACCCGGACAGACCCCAAGAGACGATGATCACGATTGATGATATCGAAAGCCCTGATCCGGACGTTCCAAAGGTCTCGGAAATTGCCGAGAGTTTTGTCACGCCTGCAACGGCAACGTTAGAGGGCATCTTTACGTCTGATCCTGATATTATTGATTTGCCACCAATCACCATGATGTTGGCGGATACGACGATTGATGGTGGTACTGTGACCGGGCGATTGACCGGTGATGACGGTATGGGGACGGAGCCGATTCCCGGCGATATTTATGATCCAGCAAATAATCCAGCATTACATAAATGAGGTTTTAGATATGCGGCCTGATCCCCGTTTTCCGCAATTTGTTGGCATCCCTTTTAAGGAGGTAGGCCGCGATTGGGCGAGTTGTGATTGTTACGGCCTTTCCAGATTGATCAAGAAGACATTGTGGGATGTTGATAGCCCGTTGTTGGGGTTTGATTTTGATCCATCCGATACTGAACAGATAAGCGCCTTGATAGAGGGGCATATGGGGGATTGGCGGCGTGTTGAGACGCCGCGTATTGGTGATGACATTTTATGGTGGGCGGGTGTTGGCAAAGCGCGGCGTCCATCGCACGTCGGTACTTATTGCGGGCACAAGTTGTTTATCCATGTGCCGGACCCTGATGGCAGTGCGGGGTTTTCAGAGATTAAAAGAATAGGCGACATGCTTTGGCCTGAGAGCAAAGTCTATGGGTATTTTCGTTTTAAGGGATTAGAGGATATCGACACATGCAAGGTGGTGGGCTGACAACATTTCGCGTGGCGGATAATATTATTGATCCGCGATCACGTCCTGTGCCGATGGTGGCTGAGGGCAGTCTTTTACAAATGGTTCAATCGGCTCGTAAGCAGGGGTATATTGATCCTTCCCTTATCAATGAAAACGGTCAACCTTTGTTGCCGGACTGGCAGGTCTTTGCCGTTGTTGCAAAACCAAACAGCAATCTGCCGCCGGCATATTTTAAGACTGAGCAATGGGCTGATGTGACGCCGAAACCCGGAATGGCGATTGTTTTGACGGTGCGACCCGGTAAAGGTGGTGGTGGTAAGAACCCGATGCGTGTTTTGCTGTCCATTGCGGTTGTTGTGGCGGCGTGGTATTTCGCGCCACAGATTGCGGCAACAATTGCACCGGAGGCGGCAGCTGTCAGTGGGGCAGTCGCTGAGGCCGGTGGGGCTGTTGCGGCTGGGTTTACGGCAGAGGCGGCAGCGGCGGCGGCATCGACAATGTCGTTGACCACGTCGATTGTGAGTGCCGGTTTGACAATGGTCGGGAACTTGGCGGTTAATTCATTGATGCCAGCACCGCGTCCTGATATGTCGCGTTTATCAGGAAATTCTGCATCGGCAGAACAATCGCCCCATTACCAGGTGACGGGCGTCTCCAACCAAGCCACACCGTTTGGTGTGGTGCCGCTTTGTATGGGGGCACCGCGTGTGTGGCCCAAAAAAGCCGCACCCAGTTTATTTGAAGTGGTCGGTGATACGATCTATGTGCGCGAGTTATTTGATTTCGGGTATGGACCAGCAGATTTGTCGGTGATGCGGATCGGTTCAACGCCATTAGAAGAATTTGAAGATTATGAAATTCAGGTTTTCAACAATTTTGACCCTGATGTTGACGTTGTTAGTCTTTATCCTGACACGCCATATGTTGAAGCTATTAATCGTGATCTGCCCTATAATGAGCGTGTGATTATCACCACCAATGAAGCCGAAGAAGTTATCCCTGAGGTCTCTTTTCCCGGTGGTTTGGTGACGTATGATAATAGCGCAAATCCGCAATATGCAATGGCGCAGTTTAAGATTGAATACCGCCTGCAGGGTACGACAGAATGGACAACAGTCACAACGACAACGCAATCGCCGCAAGATGCTGCGCATTTTGATGAGGCGTGGTATTATGCCTCTGATCCAGATGCCGCCCGATGGGGGCCTTTGTATGGAGGTTTTAACCACTGGGTCAAGGATGGACGTAAAAGGCCTGCGCGTTGGAAGGAATCATCGATTCACGAGTACGGCGGCAGTAAGCCTGAGGCGCAAATCCGCGCGTCTCGTATAAAATTACCTGCGCGTGGAATTTATGAAATCGGCATTACCCGTTTGACGCCAGAGTCCACTGAGAGCCGCACACGCAATGCGGCGCGCATTAGTGTTATAAAATCCATGTTGCCGGGAACGCCTGTTAAACGACGCGGGGCAGTTTTGGTGGCCTTGCGCCTTAAATCCGGTAAGGACTTTAATGGCCGCGTGGAAAGTTTTAATGCAATATGCGAGCGGTCCGTCAACGTTTATGACGAACAAACGCAGGCTTGGTCGCTCCAAAAGACGACAAATCCGGCATGGCTGGCACTTGATTGCTTGATTGGCCCGGCGAACAAGCGTGCGCGTTCTATCGACGGGCATGTAGATGTTGATGCGTGGGTTGCGTTTGCGCAACATTGTGACCAGATTGACCCGGTCACCGGATTGAAGAAATTCTCATACAGTCATGTGATTGATTATCGCACGTCGGTCACACAGAAGGCGGATGCAATCTGTGTGACAGCTCGTGGTCGTCTCATTAAAATTGGCAATAAGTGGTCGGTGATTTTTGATGCACCGATGACGGGTCCGACGGATTATATCTCTGCTGAGAGTTCGTGGGGGTTCTCGCGCAAAATTACCTATGTCAAGTTACCGCATGCCTTGCGGGTGCGTTATCAGAATAAAGACCGGGCATGGCGTGAGGTCATTGTTTACGATGATGGGTATGATAAGACAACGGCGACGGTTTTTGAGCTGATTGAACTGGAAGGCTGTGAGACGGATGAGCAGGCATGGCGTGAAGGTGTATACTGGTTTAATACGTCTAAATGCCGCCGTGCAACCACAACGCTGCATCAAGATATCGAATATTTATCTATTGCGCCGGGTAGCCTTGTTGGTGTGAACCATCCCGTTCCCAGATGGGGGAAGGGGTCTGCCTTGATAAAGGAGGTTTTCCTGAATGAGGACGGTGACGTTGCCAGAATTCGCGTGGATACACCGTTGTCGATGGAGGCGGGCAAAGACTATGCTGCGCGTATCCAGTATGTTGATCGGCGCACGGTTTATGAACAAGTTCAGACTGTTGCGGGTGATAATTTTGAATTGATCTTTGCAGCGCCAATTCCTGCGATCAATATCCCGCGTCGTGATGACCGTGTGATGTTTGGTGAGCTTGGATTTGAGACAACAAATTTATTGGTGAAGCGTATTCACCCCAAAGGCAGGGACAGTGCAATGATTGAATTTGTGGACGAAGCGCCGCAAATTCATAACGCGGATGTTGTGCCCATGCCGGAAGGTGTTGTGTCTGTTATTGCTGAGAGGCTGCCGGCACCATATGTAACAAGTCTTAGTCTATCAGAGGTTGTTTCGTTTCAAGCGGGTCAACCTTTTTCCAAGGTTGTGGCAAGTTGGCAACCGGGCGATGGGCCTTTGACTAAGGCATATGAGATTTATCGTTTTGACGGCTATGCGTGGCGTTTGTCTGCGGTTGTCGATGATACGAAATATGAAACATCCGACGTCAGGGTTGGGGAGAATTTTCAATTACTTGTGGTTGCTGTCTCCCCGAGTGGAGAGAGTTTACCGTTTGGCAAGTCGCCAATGGCGTCACTGGTTTTGGTTGGCGATGTTGGTGCCCCGCCGAAGGTTGAGGGTTTTCTTGTTACCCGTCTTGAAGACGGTTTGCGCCGATTTACTTGTTCAACGGCAAACTGGCCTGAAGATGTGCGTAATGGTGGTGGCGTTTTGGTTCGCTATAGTCACGACCTTGATGCGACATGGGACGACATGGTGTCGTTAAGCAATGGCGTTTTAAGCGTTTTGCCTTTCGATGTGCGGTTGGATCTTACGGGTGCCGTGAATTTTGCCGCGCGCTTGGTGGATAACTCTGGAAACTATAGCGAGGAAGCGGCCTATATTACGGCCACAATAGACGATCCGCGCAGCCGTAGCCATTTAGCAAGTTCTTTTGAACACGAATTGAATTGGTCGGGGCAGATTACCAATGGCTATAAAGTTGATGGGGTTTTGCGTGCTGTTTCCGATGGGGGGTGGGATACTTTACCAGACACATGGGATGGCCTGCCTGATACATGGGACACGATCTTGCCTGCCAAGACATTGGTCTATGAGACCGGCTGGTTAGATGTCGGGCGCGTCTTGCGTTTTACACCAACGGTGAACACACAAGGCAAAGGGGGTGTGTCTGTAGATGTGGCTGTGGCAGGTGAGGTTACGTGGGATGATCTTCCAAATACATGGGATGGCCTTGGTGGGGCATGGGCGGATATTACTGGTGATGCGGTTTATAACCCTATCGCCGGTGCTGTTCATGGTCGTTTCTTCAAGGTGCGTATCAGCGTTAGCGGTGCCTCGCCTGAGTTGTCTGCTTTAACAGTTCATGCCGATGCGATTGTAGAAACTGAATCTTATGAAGATGTCGATACGGCAACTGAAAACCGTTGGTGGTTCGAGAGTATCGGTGTCGGTCACTTTCGTGTGGCAACGTTGGGGGCGATTGGTTTGCTAACCACACCATCCATTCGTGCCATTCAAGGGGCGGGCCAAGGCTGGACATCCCGTCTTATTTCTAAAAACGCCGTTGTTTCCGGTAATCCGGCAGCGGAATTTCAAATCTATGATGCGACCGGGGCACTTGCTGATGCCGTCGTCGATATCGAATTAAAAGGAGTTGCGATATGACCGCCTTTCCATTGGCTGCAACCAAAACACACTTAGATGGTACCGGGGACGATCCGAAGCAGGCTCGGGCAGAGTTGGCTGTATTAGTTGATCTATATAACCAATTGCGGACTCATATCTCTGAGAAAATTGGGTCTGATGATGCTGAAAATGGTGTGCCGGTCGATGGTTTTCTTATTAAGGATGGGGAACCTTATATCGGTTTTGATGCAGGCAAAACGATCCGTCTTCTAGGTGTTTCAGGTTCTGAGTACGGCAAAGCTTTACAAGTCAATGCCCTTGGCACTGGTGTTGAGCTTGTTGATAGCGTTGCTCAATTTGGGAGTCCTATTATTAACGGAGCCATGCAAGTTTGGCAGCGCGGTGCGATCTTTAATTTGACTGGTTCCGGGTTTAGTGCGGATCGTTATTTACATCTTCTTGCTGCCGGGGATGCTTTAACGGTCTCGCGTGAGGACTTTGCACCTGGCCAAACAGATATCCCCGGCGAGCCAGAATTTTTTATGCGCATGAACAAAACGGCATCCGGCGGTGTGGCGCAGTCTTTTCGACAAAGGATTGAGGATGTGAGGACGTTTGCTGGTGAAACGGTTGTGTTGTCATATTACGCCAGAACGTCTTCAGATTTTGCGCCGGCTGCGATTTCGCTTCGGCAATCGTTTGGTTCTGGAGGGTCTGCTGATGCTAACTTTAATATAGGCCCGGTGCCTACCTATACAAACTCGTGGCAGCGGTTTGAGCATGTGGTTAATCTTGGTAGCTTGTCCGGTAAGGTCATCGGAGAGGGGAATTGTCTGGATATTTACTGGACGCTTCCAGACAGCACTTGGGATCTGGATATTTATGGGGTTCAGTTAAATCGTGGAAGTAAACCCGGTCCCTTTATTAAACGGCCTGTCGGCTTGGAAGAAGTACTTTGTCAACGTTATTTTGTCCGGTGTGGTGTCGGTCAAATGGGGACGGCACATGGGACAACGGTGGTCGGGTTTGGTATCCGTTGGCCCCGCAGAATGCGGGCAGCGCCGATCGTCACACTCAATACATCAACCCCCGTTATTTATCAGCAATCTAATGGCACTAAAGCCGGAGTGGGCAGCACAATCGTTGCGGGGGGTGCAACTACGGTTGATGGGTGTCACTTTGCGCTGCTTGGTTTTACAGGTCTTATTGCTGATTCAAAGGCGGTGACGCTGTTTAGTAATCTTCTTGATGTGGATGCGGAGTTATAAAAATGAATATTCTTAAAATTTCTTATGTCACCGCCGATCAAACCGAAATTGAGATTACCAGTGAGCAAGGTCTTACTCGCCTTGCATGGCCTTGTTCGACTTGGCTGGGTGATGCGGTTGAACGTTGGATTGAGCAAGGCGGGGAAATCATTCCTTATCAAGCAGTGGTTGCGAGTGCTGATGAAATTAAAGCTGAGGCCGCACGGAGAATTGAAAAGGTTCTGCCGGATTGGAAACAGCGAAATTTAACTGCACGCGCGGCAGAGCTGGCGATGAAGGGACAATTGACATCGGAAGAACAGGCGGAATGGAATGCCGGGGAAATTATTTGGGATTGGATCAAATTAGTTCGGGCGCGTTCAGATGAGTTAGAATCTGACCCGCCGGAAGATGTCACTCAAGATTCAATCTGGCCTGATTTCAATTCTGAAATATAAATCTCTTAATAGTTTTAGGATTATTTGCTGCAAAAGTCTGATGAAATCTTTTGCTTTTTTTATGCCTGACACGTTATTTGGGGTGTGGCTTGTGTCTGACGATAAATTAAACGAGCGGGTCGCAGCCCTTGAGGCGCGGATGGATGAGCAACAGCGGCAAAGCCGTCGGCTTTTTTTGTTGGTGGATGAGGTTAAAACCCTTTTGTCAGACATTGGCAAGAACTTGGCTGTTAATATTGCTGCCGATAAAATCCGTTTTCGAGAGATGGACGGTGTCAGTGAAAAGCTTGATCAGGTCATTACAAGTCTGGCAGCGGTCAGCAAATCACAAGATGATTTTGATCGGCGGATCGATAACCTCGAAAACGTTTCGCGCGCTTATGTCCGGGTGATTGAGGTCATCGGCTTCTTGTCATCCCCAACCGGGCGGCGGTTTGCCAAGTGGCTTTGCGTTATTTTGGCAGGTCTTTTTATATTTTTCTTCGATGATGCCCGAATGGCATGGAACGCCCACACCAACCGGTCAACGGTTGTGCAAGAGGTCCCGAAGTTAAAAGACGAATAAATTTTAACAGTTGAATAGGAGGTTGTTTCAATGATTGAGACAACGGTTTTTGGTGTGGTGCTGAAATTGATCAGCGCCGTTTTTGTTGTGATCAGTGCGGTTGGGGTCACCCGATGGCTGGATTATCGCACCGGATTTGATTTTAAGGAGTGGCTGAAAAATGCGCCGGATCATTCTAAGTCTGTTTATCTGGGTTGCCGGATTATCGGTGCCTTGCTTTGCTTCGCCATCATCTTTGCTTAAATACGATTTCCAATTCTGGAAGTCGTCAAAGGCATATTTGCCCAGTGTGGATTGGCGGCTTTTGAAGGCGCAATGCTATCAAGAGAGCCGTCTTAAGGCGGATGCCGTGTCGCCGGTCGGGGCAATGGGGTTGTGCCAATTTATGCCGGGGACTTGGGCGGAGGTGGAAGACGATTTGAACTTTCCGCCCGATGCCAGTGCCTTCGCCCCGGATTTATCGATCGAGGCTGCGGCGTTTTATATGGCGCGGTTGCGTGGCATGTGGTCGTCCCCCAGACCTGAGGCTGACCGGCATTCCCTTGCCCTTGCGTCTTACAACGCCGGGGCAGGGCATTTGTTAAAGGCGCAGGCGTTGTGCGGCGGTGGCAATCTGTATGCGGAAATCATCCAATGTTTGCCCGATGTCACGGGGCGGCATTCCACAGAAACCATCACATACGTTGACCGGATTTGGGGATACTGGACCCGGCTGGTGATCGGTGGGGGATAGGTCAATGTTGAACAAAATATTTCTTGGGGCCGGGTTGGCCCTCGTTGCTGCGTGTGCGGGGTTGTTTTGGTGGGGCAGTTCAAAGGCCGAAGATGCCGCCAAGTGGGAACAAGCCCATTTGGAACTGCAAACAGTCAATGCGGAATGGCAAAGCCGCTTTGATGAGAAAACAGCGGAACTGGCGCGCGTGTCGGTGATTTCAACCGAGCGGGAAAAACGCCGCCAATCCCTTGTAAATGAAGCCGAAAGCCTTCGCCAAAAACTAAGGAGTTTATCGCGCCATGATCAAAACGTTTCTGACTACCTTGTGCGGCCTATTCCTGTTGGTCTTCTTGACAGCTTGCAGCAATACGCCGCCCCCGATGCTGGCCCCACAGCCAGCGAAGCAATTCCCGCCGAGCCATTGGCTCTTGAACTGCCCGGTCCCGATGGTGCGGGGAAATCTGACTGAGGACCTGGTCCTTGCTTACACGGTTGCCGTGGATTCATTAAAGGCCTGTAACGCAGATAAAGCGGCATTGCGGGCATGGGTAAAGGAGGATTTACCATGATCCAAGGATTTATGACCGCATGGTTTGCCAGTTGGTTGCGATGGTGGGGTGTGGATGTCTCCGCCCCGTTTCATCGAACGGGCGCGGCGTTCTCATAAATATATCAGGTCTTTGCGGCCTCAAACAGATAAAGCCCCGGCGCGTTGGTGCCGGGGCTTTTGTCGTTTATGTATTCGAAATATTGTTGGGGCCGTTCTCAAGTAGTTTTGTAAACGCAAGCTGCGATAATGTGTGCCTTTGAGGTTTTTGCATCGTGCCGTTTGATATCTCGGATAAGTCAAATGTGACAGTTCCCGAAACAATCTTTCGCCCCGCCACTGTATCTGGCGTCGCAGATTTGATTTGAATGGCATGGGATAGTTTTTTGAGGTCTTTGCCCCATGTGGTTAATTCCGTTTGTGGGGCATAAAGGATGTCGCCCTGACTGAAATTGAAAACAGGTGGTAATCCCCTTGTCCATTCTTTGCGGGGTGCCTTGCCTTTATGTTTGATTTCCTCCATCTTGATATCAAGCGCGGACTTAAAAACTTCTGGAACGCCGAAAAACCATCCTTTGACAAAACCGTTTTCAAAATCCAAATCAATTTCGAAAACACGTAAGTGTTCATTCGGCCATTCTTTTGGCTGTTGCCCGTTATTTTTGTCGATGGTTTCGGTAAGGATTTGGTCCGGGTTTTCATGGAGGATGTTATCTTTAAGTGTCTTGATCGTAAAAATGCGGTTCGTGACGAATGACCTGTTGCCGCTGCTTGTCTTGCCGTCAAGGCGTACGCGATATGTCCCGGCATTTGTTGTATATTCTTTTATTGATTTCAGGGTGAGTTTTCTTTTTTCAAGTACTCGGACTTGCGTTAAGTATTCGATTTCAAGTCGTTCACCTGAACATTCGCAAAGGGTGCGTGGCTTCAAATCGTCCATATCTGGAACATCGGCGTTCGGTTGATACATTGCATTTTGTAGAACGTGCGTGGCAAGTCTTTTCATGGTGCTTGTTGCGTCGGGGTCATCTTGTGCTTTGTTGGAAAAATCAAGTGCCTTTTGAATGTCAGACCCTTCAATAAGTTTGCGTAGCAAGACGAGATCGTCTTCGTTGCCGCTCACAATTTTATCAAATTCACCATGTAAAAGGGATTTCCGATGCTTGCAGGATTTGCCATTCTTTCCGGCGGGGCAGGTGCAAAAGGCTCTAAAGTTGACTGTGCCGTCTTCGAAGTGTTCACCTTCGAATGTAACGGTGTAGGGCTGTTTGGCTGAACCCTGAACTTGGAATTTAAGAGTCTGCATAGATGTCCCGTTTACTTGTTATGTGTGACAATTTTAAGTTTATCCTGTGGTAAATGATGAGTTTAAGTCTATAAAAAGTTGTGCTTGATTGTTTTTAAAATGTTTTGTATGGTGATGCCGTTCAGCTTCTGTGATTGGCATCGCTAACTGAATGTATATCCAAAAAGGCGTTCGACGCGCCCTTAGTATGTTTGCGCGTTTTTTTATGCCCGAAATCTATTTTTCGGGATCTGCGGTCGGACGTTTGGGAGACCTTCGGGTCGCCTCTTTTCCTTTTTGGGGAGGTATGCCAATCCTGAGCGTCCGGCCACCCGTCGATTTGGCATTCGACAGTGGTCGGAAATCTTTACAAAAAGGTGTCTGACCATGACTGTAAAAAACGGTAAGCCTCAATCCGGAAACGGGGCAGTAAGTGAAATTGATAGACTGACTTTAATCAGGCTGCATTTAGATGGTGTCGAGCAAAAAGCGTGTGCATTGTTTGATACGTTGGCGGCGTTCAGGAAGGCTTTTCCCGCAAGCGAAAATCCTGTATTGCGGCATTTTGAGACGTCCATTTATGATCAGTTGATTGATTTATCCGACGGTACAAAAGATGCAACACGATTGATTGCACGACTGGATGAAGGGGTGAGAAAATGAGCAATATGATCCCCTTTGAATTTGAAACCCATCAAGTTCGTGTCATTGATTTGGATGGTGCGCCGTGGTTTGTCGCCAAAGATGTCTGCGAAGTTTTGGGACTTGCGAATCCGTCAATGGCAATTAAGCCATTAGATGAAGATGAACGGGCTAAGTACTACTTAGGTCGTCAGGGTGAAGCATGGTTTATAAACGAATCCGGTCTTTATGCTTTGATCTTCACCAGCCGGAAAAAGGCGGCGCAAAGATTTCGCAAATGGGTCACGGGGGAGGTTCTGCCAACCTTGCGTCGCACAGGGTCGTTTGTTGTGGGTGGTTCACGTTCGGCCCCGGATGACAGCCTTGATCCGGTTGATGTGACCCCCGCCAATCGTAAACTTGTTGCGGTCTGGACCAATTGCATGCGCGAGGTTCGATTAACCTTTGGTGAGAAAGCGGCGCGTGATTTTTACAGTTTATCACCTTTGCCCAAGGCAACCGGGCATATTTCGCCGGGTGCCGAACTGATGGCACAGGACGGACAGGATTGTTTGCGACATTTGTTGTCGGCGGGGTTCACCCGACGCGGTGATGTGCCGGTTGCAACCTTGATCGAACAGTCGGCGATGGTTCCGGCGTTTGACAAATGCTTGCGTGAGGGCGGTATTCTGGTTAACCCTGTCGGACTTGAAGGATTTGTCGCTTTTTCATTGGGGCACCCGCGCCTTGAACGTATCTTCGCCCTGACCGATTGGGCACCCGACTGGCGCACCCCATTGTTGACCGTTCGCGGTGTGACGGTTGAAAATGTGAATTTCAACAACACCAAAAAGTCGCGGGCGGTTTTGGTCCCGCTGTTTGTGGTGCGTGAATTTAGTTGTTGACTTCTATAATGCGTCCCTATATATTAGGTACATAAGGCAAGGGGATGTCCCGGCCTCCTAATCAAAGGATTAAGACAATGACTGCTCAAATTTTTAATGTCTCCCGCAATTGTCATCACCTGCGCATCAACGGTCTTGTTGCTGCATACATCAACTGTGACAACGGTGCATGGTACGCGCAGGGAGTGACACGCACAAACAAAGCGCCGCATTTTTTTGAACTGACTGGTGATAAGGTTTTTATGTCTCGTGTTGATGTCATGGATGAAGATGTTGTTTGTAAAAAACTTAGTCTGGAGTTAGCGTAAATGACACCGCAAGAATTGCAACAAGCTGGAGAGGCCCTTTTTGGGCCTCAATGGCAAACAGCACTCGCGCGGTCCCTTGGGATGAAAGACGCGAGTTTGATTAGGAAAATATTATCTGGCAGTCGTGCATTGACGGATAATACGGCCCGGCGCATTCGCTTGTTGTTGGCGCATGATGAGTGGATCGTGGGTGATGGCGCGGACACTGGCCACGAATATATCGTGCACACGCGATATCCTCGGTTTGTTGCGAAGGTGGCCTCAGAACAAGCGGGCGATGACGCTGATATTTTAAGTGGTATCACATACGCTTGCGCGGATGGCGACCAGGTCTTATGTGAATTTATATGGTCTGATAAGCCGCCAGAAAGCGATGATTTGGTTCGCCTTCTTCAACGGGCTGATGCAGCCCTTGAGGCTGCGGCTTATGCTACGATGGACTAAGGGGCCGTGACCTTTATGGCTATCTTTAAAAGTTGGTCGTGCTTGTCGGCCAACTCCCCGCCTGCCCCATAGGCTGGACGGTCGTATTTGTGCCCCATCAAGGATGCGCGGTATCTTACATCAATTTTTGCATTCAACATGCGTTCTTCGAAGCTGTGACGCAAGCTATATAGGCTGTGGTCGGTTGATGGGAAAAGATTGTTTTCTCTGAGGTACTTATTAATAACGGAACTCATCTGAGTATTTTTTCCTTTATACCGATCGTAGCCTTTGGGCATGTGTTGAAAGGCCAACAAGCTGGCCCCGACAAGGGGGATGAGGCGTTGCCTGTGTTTGTTTTTTAATTTTCTGATTTCGTTTGGTTGGATGTGGATATGTGGTATCTCGGCATCCAGAACGATATCTTCTTCCTTTAATCCGCACAGTTCATTCGGCCCTGCGCCGGTATCGGCCATTGCGAAAAGGGTCCATTTTGCCTCGGGGTTTAAACCATTTAGGTTATCATGGTTGAGTAAGACATCGGTTATATGACTAACTGAAAAATGTTTTCGATTTGAAAGGCCGTCGTCTCGGAAACTTAAGCCGTCAAATGGCGTCTGTTGTGCTATCCGCAATTCATCAAACAGTTTTTTATATATCGTCCTGATATGGGTTAAATCTTTATTGGCGGAATTTGCGGTTAAGGCTTCATCGTCTAGTCGATCGTCCCAATAATCTCTAAAAGATAAGGCATCGGCCCATGTGACCTCAAGGAATGGTTTGTTGCCAATGACGGCTTTTAGATTCTTGATGGCTTTCTTTTTCGGGTTTTTCCATCGGCGCAATTGATCTTCATTCTTGCCCCTTTGCTGGTCCTTAGTAATCTCGAAGTATCGTTCCAAAGCTTCATCCAGATACATTTCTGGTTTTTCGATACCACCGGCAATGGCAGTGACAAGTGGTTTATTTTCGATGCCTTCGGATTTGATCGTCATCATGCGCTTGACGATATCTTTGATTTGCCCTTCGGATATATCGGAGGCGGTCATATATTGAAAGCCGTAACTGCTGGCGATGTCCATCGCAGCTTCGTATCGTTCTCGGGCAATATCGCTTTCGCCTTTTTTTAGAGCCTCCCAATATTGTTCAAGCTGATCGTCCATTGCTTTACTTTTCTTTTCTGCAATGGCGAGTGAGTCCGTTTTCAGGGAGCATTTAATTGATTTTCTCTTATCCCATTTTGAGTATTTTGCCGGTACTCGGCGGCGGTATTCATAGTATGATCCGCGCTTGTGAAAATGTGCCATGTGTCCCGTTTTGTGTCCCAT